ATGGGAAACACCTCAGCCAGTACTACCGGTGCTGCCGTCAGTACACCACCACGTCCCTTTATCCGGGTCTTTCCGGTCCCTAAAAATAACCGGGGGCACGCGTTCAGCAACATTGACGATATTCTGGCTCATCTTCAGGGAGAGCCTACCGGACACTGGCTCGTTGGCAGTAACGGGATGTGGCATGGCGGGATTCATATCACCGATGCCACCACGCCGTGGTGCGCCCTGAGTGGGAAAGCACCACAGGAGGTGATGGAGTACCCTGTGCCCGGGAAAGGCGAGCAGGCCATACGCTGTATGGCAGACGGTGAGGTTGTCGCTTACCGTATTAACCGGGACTACCTTACTCTGCCGTGGGAGTCGGGCGATTTGTTTTATTCCTCGTCCTTCGTGCTGGTCAGGCATCATATCCAGCCGGGACAAACCGCTGCCAGCTCCCTGACGTTTTACACGCTGTATATGCACCTGGCCCCGTGGTCGGCGTATCCCGAAGAAAGCACGGCGTACAAAGTGGCTGACGGTCAGCACCTGAAAGCGTATGTTGACGATACCCTGCAATGGACCGCCACCACACTGAAGCCCGGTACCCGCGTGAACTGGAATAAATCAGACCCGGCAGCACAGATGACCGCTCGCGGGCGACGGTATGCGCACGTGTCGCTGGTGGAAGGTATCACCGATAAAATGAACCTGAACGCCGGGGACCTGCTCTGGGTGGTGTGCGATAACGGCAATCTGTTGCCGGACCATAACGGGCCGGAGCGCCCGGCATGGTGGAGTAATCTGCTGCCTCCGGCAAAAGAGACGATGCAGTTTGATACCGTGGTCTGCCCGACGCCGTACCCGATACGGTCCGGGGATGCTATCGGGCATCTGGGGTATTATCAGGCACCGAAGGATGGCGGTTATAACGGGCGCTATCAGGTGCATATTGAGTGCGTTACCACTGATGACTTGCCGCGCTTTCTGAGTAATTCTGAACATGTGGAGCGGGATAAACCCGCGTTTGGCAAATACCCGGCGGGTATACCGCTCTATATGAAGAACAGCGTAAATGCGATATATCAAAGCCAGTTGACTACCCATCAGGACGGTATTTTTCCCCTGAATGGCAGCCAGCACACAGAAGACAATCAGGTGACTTACTGGCAGGCTGGCGCATCGCGGGGCTATGTTGCAGAATCCGACCTGAAACTGCTGTCACGCTATGACCTGGCGGAGCGGGGTTTTGAAACCGTTGAAGCCAGCCCGCGTAGCTTTGACCACCTCGAGGGCAAAAACCAGCCTGCGGGACTGGTGCGGCATATTTTTCAGATGCTGTTTAACGCTTCCTCAAAAGACCCGCGTACCAGTCATGCGCAGGTGAAACACAACTACCAGCGGCTGCTGGATAAAATCGACAGCGGTGAGCCACGCTATTCGGCCCAGGAGTACCGCCGGGCAGTACAGAACCCGGATTACATTGATCACCTGCAACACCTGTGTGTGAAACATCCGGGTGACTGGTACTGTACGTCAGATGACCCCGTCTGGCAGGCTTTCTTCACCACATTGCTCAAAAAGGAAGCGCCGGAATGGTACAGCTATGGTATCCGTTTTCTGAACGCCACTCGTGGGATGGATCAGGTACCGGACATGTCGCGAACGCCATGGCATATGCACCCGCTGGTGTTTCTGGATGCCATCAGCACGTCGAAAAAACGCGGCTGGGCGCACAGTCCGTTTGCGGATTTAATTTGCGATGCTGAATCCCGGAATGATTACACCATTTATAACCGGACATACCCGCACCCGCATCCGACCCACACAGAGGTGCACAGTAAAACTAATCTGACCTCGATGACACTTCAGCAGGTAATGGATGCACAGGCGCAATTTGATATGTTTGCAACAGGGCGCTACCAGGTAACAACCGATCCATTAAAAGAAGCGGTCAGAAACCTTAATCTGGATGTTAATGCACCGTATGATGAGGCCATACAGGACAGGATTTTTGAAGAATACATAATCAAAGTTAAACGCCCAGCGATTATCGCCTATCTGGAAGGTAACGGCAGCGTGGACGATGCCGCTTATGCTTGTGCGTTGGAATTTGCATCAGTTGGCGTGAAGCAAGGAAAACCCATCAGCCCCGATCCGCATGAATACGAGAAAAATCCAGATAGGTCATTTGTTGTAGACAAAAACCATCATCGTATTCATAAAAAACGTTACGCGTCTGCTGACGGCATCGGTTATTACAATGGTGACAAGCTAAATAAGGTATTTATTATGCCAGATGATCTGATTCAAAAATTGAAGGATTCCAAAAATGAAGCACAATAACATTTTACTGGGCTTTGCATTGCTGACTTTTACCTGCGAAGCCTTTGCCGGTAAGGATAATCCACAGTTTTCTGATTACCCTGTTGCGGTGAGCACCGGGCCATTTGCAAAGAATATTGCGTTATCGGCAGAGCAGCAGAGCTATACCAACAAATGGAAGCAGACAATGCAGCGGGAGCTTGCCAAGCCTGTTAACTTTGCCGGACATTATCGCCTTTACCTGAGCTGGAACGGTGAACTCCCGAAAGAGTGTGGCGACAATCGCTGGGTCTGTGGCTGGGTGATTGATAAGACTTCAGGAGAGATCGTTTCTGAATTACCAGAGTTTAATGAAAATACCCATTATCGCCCTTATCATGATAATGGTACGCCTTCACCTGAAGAGTTTGAACCTGGCTTTTATCCTAATAGTATTGTATTGTGGATGAATGGAAATACCGCTCCCCAATCTGATCTCAGAAATTTGCAATGCAAATATATGATGTACACCTTTAAGGATAATAAATTCACTGCATTAGATAAAGGCTCTCCATGTGAAGTTGATTACGGTGATGATCCTAACGCTCCTCAACAATAAATACAAAGCCTCAAGGAAGAGGCCAAAAATACGAGAATATTAACGGTGACAGTACAGTTAACATTCAACCGGAATTCACGAAATATTTATTCAGTATGGATTATTATTTCGGGATAGCGTTGCCTGTATAACTATCCAATAAATTTTCCTGGTTAAAAGGGGAAGGCCGTTCTATGACGCTTGCCTCTGGTGTCCCGCAAACTGATAAGGAGACACATATCGCTCAGTATTTTTATCAAGATAATCCGCCCACCACTGCATCATAGCGATCCGCTCCTCCATATATTCTGCCTTATGAATATAGGCGGCACGGACGCTGTTCCTTTCCTGATGGCTCATTTGCTTTTCAATCGCTTCTTTGCTCCACCGTCCCGACTCACTTAACGCACTGCATGCCATCGCCCGGAAGCCGTGACTGCAGATCTCTTTTCGGGTGTCGTAGCCCATCACGCGCAATGCTTTGTTGATGGTGTTGTCGCTCATGCACTTGTCCTGATCGTATTCGCCGGGGAAAATAAACGCCAGATGTCCGGAGAGCGCTTCAGTTTGTTTCAGGATCGCCATCGCCTGCTCAGACAATGGAACAATGTGCTGCGTTTTCATCTTTGTGCCACGGTGAGAGAAGCGCACGTTTTCGATCTGCTCCCGTTCTTCCGGGATTATCCAGAGCTTCTGCTGCCAGTCGATCTCACTCCAGCGGGCAAAGCGCAGTTCGCTGGAGCGCACAAAGAACAGCAGCGACAGCTTAAGCGCATACCGTGTCAGCAGCCTGCCGGAGTAGTTATCCGTCCGGGATAATAATTCTGGTAGTTTCTCAAGCGGCAGGGCCGGGTAATGCTGTGTTTCCGGCGGCGTAAATTCACCGTCCAGATCCAGCGCCGGTGATCGGCATGCCAGTTTATGGCGATCTGGCGGAATGTCTGTCCGTTTTTCTTTTTCTGTTGCGCGATTTTTTTGTCAACGGAGGGATCGACCCCCGCACGCATTTTACTGCGTGCCGCATTGCGGAACTGGCGTGCCGTAAGCAGGGAAACATCCGGGTAAGGACCAAAGGCCAGCTTCTTCTCTTTCCCGTCAATGCGGTACTTCATATACCAGAGTTTTGAACCGTTGGGTTTGATCAGCAGGTACAGTCCGGCACTGTCGCCGAGTTTGAAGGGGTTGTCTGTGGGTCTGAGCTTGCGGATAGCGGTATCAGTGAGTGCCATAGCGGGGGGGCTCCATTCGTTCAACGAACCGAGAGGCCCCCGATGAATCCCCCCGAAAACTACAGATATCAAAAAACCCGGCAATCCTTTTCAGGACAACCGGGTCAATCTAACTGCTTGTTTTTATAACGCATTAAGACTCACTGAGGCGTCTTAATACTAAAATCTGGCTCCTCTGACTGGACTCGAACCAGTGACATACGGATTAACAGTCCGCCGTTCTACCGACTGAACTACAGAGGAATCGTTTCAACGAGGCGCATAATACTGGGCCAGCTATACCGTGTCAATAGTAAAATTAACGCGGTAATTCAATTGGTTAATTAACCTACAAAATGAGGAATTAATGCTCTGATGCTTTCCCGTAGTCGCCCTCGGTTGAGTGTACCCGTAAACGCTGAGAAGGGTCCTGGCGATAGAACTGACAAAAACGCTGCCATAACGACGGAAAGCGTGGAGCAAACAGTTCTGGCGCACTGAAAAAATACTCTGACAACACGGCAAAACATTCTGCTGGGTCGGTGGCGGCATAGGCATCTATACTGGCAGCGCTTTCGCCAACAAGATCGATTTCATCCTGTATATTATTCATTGCAGCGTGGAGATCGTGTTCCCAGCCGGCCACGTCCCGCAACGGGATGAAAGGAATACCGCTGGCGCGATCGCCATTGCGCATATCCAGTTTGTGCGCGACTTCATGGATAATGAGGTTGAAACCCGAAGCATCGAACGAGTCCTTGATATCCAGCCAGTTCAAAATGATTGGCCCTTGTTGCCAGCTTTGCCCCGACTGTACGACGCGCTGACTATGCACCAGACCTATGTCATCTTCCCATTCATCATCTACAACAAAGGGGGCGGGATAAATGAGTACTTCATGGAAACCATCAAGCCACTCAATACCGAGCTCCAGGATCGGTAAACAAAAAATTAACGCAATACGCGCGCTTTTCAACGAGTCGAGCTCAAATCCCTGTAGCGCTACCAGCCTTTTTTGCTGCAAAAAACGTTCGGCCAGCGCAATGAGTCGGGCCTGTTCTTGCGCGGTGAGGTTTACCAGAAGAGGTATAGCCAGCGCATCATCCCACGGCCAGTCTGCGTTCTGGGTTATTTCTTGTGCTTTCCAGGGCCATTTAATCATCGTTTTGCTCGTAAACTCGTCACTTGAACAAAATTACCCAAACAGGGTCTGTTAAAATGCCAAATTACCTGGCATCATTGCAATATACGGAGAGATGCCGGAGCGGCTGAACGGACCGGTCTCGAAAACCGGAGTGGGGGCAACTCCACCGGGGGTTCAAATCCCCCTCTCTCCGCCACAATTCAAACACTTAGCTCATCTTCTTTCAGCGATCAGTCTCACACTTAGAATACAGTTAGAATATTCTGTTAGAATATTACGTGAAAAACGTATCACCATTTTATGCTTTTTCTGCCAGAAGAGGGGCATCCAGTGATGGTGTGATTTTCACTTTTCGATCATAAGTCAGCACCTGGCTTTCGGTCCTGTGGCCGGAGAAAAGCTGTTTATCACGACTGCTGCCTTCATAGTCAGAAATGGCCTTTGCTTTGATATCGTGGAAGGTGCATCCGAACGGAGTACCACATCTGGATTCCGCTGATTTTTTGGCTTTGTTCCACCATTCATTTACCAGCCGGGGCGAAGCCTTGTTTCCCGTAGCCCCTTTAATAACAAAACCTCCTGACTCTCCAAAGGCATTTCTGGCCAGTTGAATAGCAGCACGCAGGCGGGGAGACCATTCTTTAATTTGTTTTGTGCCCGTTTTGTTCTGCTCAATATAGATCCCCATGTCCATCACTTCATTCCAGCGTAGATCAAGAACATCCCCAAGCCGGGCAGCGCACAGGTACGAAACCTCCATCGCAACGCGTAATGCAGGCGTGGCTTCGTCATAAATTGCCGCATATTGCTCATCGCTGATGTAGACGGTACGTGGCTTCGAAGTAAATTTACGTACCCCTTTGCAGGGATTGCCCTTCACATACCCACGTTCAAATCCCCATCCGTAAACACGGCTAAGACTCGCGAGTTCGTGATTAGCCTGTGTCTTACTTTCCAGCCCTCTCTTGTCCATAAAAATTCTAATATGTTCTGTTTTTACCGTGTCCGCACGCATTTTTCCAAAAACAGCCAGCAGCTTACGCTGGTGCTGGTGATAGTCTTTTTGAGTTCGTGGAGCCAGTTCGGTAAATGCTGGTGAATCAAGAAACAGATGCCATAATCTGGATACCGTCATTACGTTATTATGTTCGGCTTTTTTTGCCTCATATTTTTGCCACAATACAGCCATACTCGTGCCTTTAATTGGGGCCAGCGTGATACACGTCCGGCTATTTTTAGGCTTCCAGAAATAGCTATATTTGTTGTAATAAACATAGTCAGGTAATCGGTTGTCTTTCACATTCTTACGCGGTCTTGCCATTGTCCAGTGCTCCAAAATCTGGATCAGGAGAAACGAACTCTGATATTTTTGGCAGTGGAACTATAGGTTGCCGAAGGTACATGCGAAGAACAATAGGTTCGTTTTTCTTCCCGGTTGTAAAAGGTATGCCGTGGCAACGTAATTGTTGCTGTTGCTCCGTATAGCGCGTATACCCGGTGATCTCCTGAATTTCTTCTGGGGATAACGTCAGTTCATGCTTATACATGGTCATGCCTCTATGGTTCATGACCGCCACCAACTATAAAGCGTGGAGGGCGGTCGGGGTTGAACAACGATGTTCAGGTTCAAAAATCAAAGGTTTGCTGCCCGCCACCTTTCAGTATTTCTATGCTTCTGGTATAGCTGTTAGCGAACCCAGCCCAATGTGCTGCACGAATAATCGCGGCCTGCTCTTTGGTCAGGCAGGGTTGCGGTAATGCAGAATGCTTTCTGTGTTCTGCAACGCGTATGTATTCGCCAGCTTCGTGTAACTTCTGGCACAGGGGGCAAAGGTCGCGTGTATCCATCATCCGGAGTTTTCCGTCGATGAAGATGTTGCCATGCCATGTAGCGCAGCTCCGGCACACTGGTGCGTCGCAGGTGAACATGCCACGACATCTGGTCATGTGTCCGTGTTTGTCCTCATCGGCATCCCAGCCGATGATCCCGTCGCAAAGTAGGGGGGCCGGAGCGCCGCAGAACATGCAGACAGTTTTTTTCATGCAGCAATTACCTCTCGATTAATGCATAACAATAATCACTCCTGGACGGGCTCAGTCGGCAGCCCAATCATCTCGTTCAGCGCTTCCCGGCGAATAGCAGGAGGCAGGGGAACAACCGCATCTTCAGCAGGTAACAGTTCTTTGGCTTCAGGCCACTGCTCCAGCAGACGCTTCACTGTTCTGGCTTTATCCAGTGCGGCGGTGACGTTCTGGCGGATGTCTGTTTCGTCGCTTTTTATTTCCCTGTAAAGCGCATCGAAGCTGTAGAACTCGGTAACGAGTGGGTCGTCTGCCAGCAGGGTATATTCATAGGGTGTAACTTTGCAGATATGGTCTGGTTGACCTGATTCGTGTGCGCGATAATTACCGTTGAAGTACGCACAAACACATGAACCCGCCAGATTCAGATAAATATCAGCCCTCGTTCTGATAATCATGTTATCGGTCCTCAGTTCTTCGGGCACTTTCGCAATAAGTGCTGCAATTTTCTTTTCGGTTTTTAATACCTCAGCTTCTGCTTCCGGGCCGCCAATTGCTGCCAGCCTTACACGTTCCGCCCAGTCTGCACGGGCATCACGCAGGGATTTTTTACGTTGCGGAATACCAGCTTTTGCCAGTGCGTTATCTACGATTTTCTCTTTAATGGATTTATTCAGCGTCTGGTTCATATTGTTCACCTTGTATAATTTAGGCTGCACGAATCCCGCCGCGAGAGCGGTGTTTAAAAACGATTTACGGTTAATTAATTATTCAGATGCGCGTTATGGCATATGCAAAAGCCCACGCTATCCCGACATATAAAAATGCGTCAGGCCAGTTCATCCGTTATTTCCCTCCGGCTGCGGTGCTGCTGCGAGCATGGCCTCGTAGATATTCCCGAACTGTACGCAGAATGACTCATCGCTATTGAACAGCACATCTTCACAGTCCATTGCGGCATCGTGTAACTTGCTATTCGGTCTGGCATTTCTGAGCGAATGGGCTAAACGCTTAACCCACATAACAAGTTCGTCCGTCTGTTTGTTGTCCCGCGCTGGCGGGGTGTAGAAATACGGCCTGATAATCCACTTTTTATTCCAGAAGTCTCGCGTTTTCTCGGCTTCCTCAAGCGTTGCAACACTACAGCCAACCTTTCCGCACTCTTTGATGACGTGGTATCCGGCTGGCTCGCTATCAGCCTTGCGGCGTTCCTGTAGCTCCTCGTCGTCAGCATTGTTACGGTTTTCGGCCTCATATAGTTGCTCCTGTACGTCCTCTATTTCGCCACGCAACGCCAGACAGGAGCGGCGGAGTTCCTGTAGCTCGTCTATCTCATCAAGCAAGCCCAGGACGATACTGAAACCGCATTTCTTCACAAAGTTAGCAAGTTGATCTTCTGCTCTTTCCATATCGTCTAGCGCTGCCGGGCTATCTCGGTTTTCTTCATACCACGCCCTAGTGGATTGATAATTTTCTACGCACTTATTCAGCGTCTTGCGCCACTCTGGTAATTTGTTATTGGTCATTTAATCAATCTCCCGGTGTCGGTTGTATCCGAGTTCGTTTTTTCCCGTTGGCGTCAGGCGCATCGTTTCTGGCGAACAACCAACCGACGCGACAGTAATTAGCCCTTTATTTCGTAGCGCCCTTCCTTGCTGGGTGCACTTGCCACCAACCACCCACCAATAAACGTCTGTTTGCGGATAATGAAGCAACACAAAACCCGCCTCTAGTGCCCTTAGTACCCTTAACTGAGGAACAGGCAACCACCATCCAGCCATCACTCCCCCCTCGCTTTCCGCTGCATCAAACCACGCATCCTGTCCCACAACGTCATCACCGCATGGCGGCTCACATTTCGAATAACGGCCCGCCCACCAAAAGTTACCGTTACGATGCTCTGCCGTTCCGCAGATATGGCATATATAAAACGAGCCATCGCGCTGATAGTGATGACCGTGTTTGTTGTTCATGCGTTCACGCGTCGTTCTGGCCATCACGACTCCTTAACCTTGATGTCAGCGGCGTTCATCCGTGTAACTTCAGCAAGACACGCATTCCACGTATCACGAAACGTTGTCGCTATAAGCCATTTTTCGTAACCATCAAGGACCGAAGCCAGATTTTCCGGGGCCCGCTGAGGTAAAGTCACCGTCCGCGCCTCCAGTTCTGCTATGCGTTTTTGCAGGCTGTCCATCTCAACTGTGTCGTTGATACTGTCCAGATTGGCCTTGATGGCTAACTCGTTCTGGTCGTGCGCAATGGTTCGCAGATTGCCGTTTTTACTTTCCAGTTCGGCTATGTGCTGTTTCAGGTCGTCAATAGCTTCCATAATCGACTCATTGTCGCCAGCGCATCCCAGCGCCTCGGCAAAATCACGCTGTACTTCATCAGCGCTTAACAGCAAAAATTTACGGTGATCCAGGCTACGCTGTTGTTCGGCATTCCGCTTTTCTGCGGCTTCCAGTTGCTCCCGCGCCTGTCGCATATCATCACGCATCGCCAGCGCTACGGCCTCTATTGCGTCTTTTTCCCGTTGGAGTTGAAGATTCTCATCCAGTAACGCCAGCACATCCGGGTCGCTAACATCGACGACAGTGACGCGAGACTGTTCGTAGTGGTCATCTGCAATACTGCGGCCTTCTGCGTAGTGGCAACCTTTATCGTCATATGTCGCGCCCGTGCAGCCATAGGTAATTCGACTGGCAGACATTCGCTGGATTGTCATTTCCTCGCCGCAAATATGGCATTTAGGTACAGGTTTTGGTGAATAGCGCTCACGCAGCGCCTGTTTGTCGATGTTGCTCATTGGGCTGCCTCCTCAAATAAAACTTCACCCTCCAGCCCACCGACCTGATAAATGATTGAGCCATCCTCCCGATATTCCATCGGGGCGGCGCTCCATCCCTCGCCGCTTGGATCGTCATCATCTCCAACCTGAACAAATCCCACAGCAACAACCGTGGCCGGATAAGTTTCACCCTCAGACCAGTAGCCCTCGGTGTCTTTTACACATTTCAGGAATATCAGATTGCTCATAGCGCGGCTCCTTTGCGAAGTTGGGTGGCCCATTCCTCAATCGATTTCTCCGCGTATTCACCTGACAAACCGTCAGCCGCTGGTAGTGGGTCATTGGCTAAATCCTCTTTCGCCGACAAAATCATGCGTGTCACGTCGAGAACTTCTGATACAGGTTTATCGAGGAATCCGTGATTGAAGGCGGCGGCGAGACGGCTGGCGGCATAGTTTATGCCCTCGTTACGAGCACTTGCCCGCACTTCAGCCAGAAAAGCGTCAGTGGCTGGGGTCTCCATTGCATCCAGTGCACGGACACGGTGGTTTTTCTCAAGCACTGCTGCGTCAGGCTGGAGGATGTCGTTAAGTGCAGACTTCAGCCCCGCATTCTCCGCAGTCAGCGCATTACACTCCTGAACCAGCTTTTCCGCTGCTTCCTGCGCCAGTTTGTTTACTTGTTCGGCGGCTCCCATAAGGTCGTTAATCATGCTCAGCTTTGCAGCCAACGCCGCGCATTTTTCTTCCAGCTCAGCGATAGTCATCACATATTCGGCGTTACGTTCAGCCAGTTGATTCATGGTTAAACCATCATCTGTTTGCCTGCCCATTAGCCAACCCTCCGATCGAAATAGACGTATTGATTGACCTGACTGACTGGCATTTTCAGCATCCCGGCAATATCCCGGCGTTTCATACCTTTCTGATGCAGGTCACGCGCCTGTTCAATATCACTCTGGCGATATTTTGCGGACTGGTGATAGTCACCACGCAGGCGCAAACTGATATGTAACTCCCGTGCTTTTGCACGTACCGCGCCGTCTGTTCTGCCAATCAACTGACCGATGTTCGCTACTTTCATCGTTCCGGCGCACTGGCGGATAATCAGGATTTCCGATCGTTTCCATTTATTCATCATTATTTCGGGAGGCCAGCGACCGCCAGCCTCCGTTATTTGATATCCATACTGTTCAGGTCGTTGGCTTTTTCTTTGGTTGGTGTGACTTGCTCAAACCAGTCAGCAGGTGACGACATACCATCTTTTATGCTGGCAGATATTTTTTTTAACTGTACGACCTGCGCTGGTCTTATAGCTTCAATTCGGCACTGGATACGTTTTTCAACCTGTTCTTTTGAGACGCCAAGCCTCTCAAATGATTTGATCATGGTTTGCAAATATTCTGGTGTCAGATCAAGGCTGGTATTCAGCGTTAACTCACACTGCTTAACTGCAGCCTCCACTACATCACCAGGAATAACACCAAGAATACATGCACGAAGCCGACGAGCACCCTGACTGGCTACTACTTCGTAAATATCACGAGGATCGGCGAGTTTTTTTGTTCCCTTATTTGAGTAGCGGATATGTGGAACAGTAAATGTTTTTACCTGGCGAGTGTTGGTTTCAACATCCCATGCAAATGCCTCAACAGTTGATTCCCCGTTTTTATTTTCCAGTTCCCGGATTCCGAACTGAATATTCCCCCAGTTCTGCGCAATTGCTTCTGCCAGCCGAATGCTGGGACCAGTAACCTCCGTACCTCCACGTCCATAAGAATAAAGCGCACCTTCAGCAAGGGTGGGGCGGGTACAGGCCTGAAGAATACGATCCATTGCATGAATAGCATCACGGGGAAATTTTTTCGCAACAACAAGTGCAGCCTGAACTTCCTGCATGGCACGTTGTTGCTCAACAGCCACAAGCCCATTAATGTTATTATCCTGGTGTCCGTTATTTCCAAAAGGATTTATAATGTCGTTACTCATGATATTTAACCCCTTGCCCAATATGGACGCTCAATAACCTCAAATCCCCAACCCCATTTATTTGAGGATTTACATTCGTGATAAGTATTTAAATCTCTGCGAAAAAGGGAATAGCCAATATCGTGATGTTCGTCTTCGAGAATGTAGAGATGTGCCGGATATTTTCCACAATCAATACTTTCGCTGACAGCAAGAAATGCAAATCTTGGTGTTTCACCTGAATAAGCCTTCCAGCCTTCGCAATACATGGCTGCCTGTACGTGATAGCGGAACTCTTCTACATGGCGTGCAAAACGACTCATATCCGCCACTTTTTTAACATCAAGAATTAAAGGACTATTAGTCAGAAATTTATCCGGGCGAATCCGACATAACTCTCCTGTTTCCGTATCCGTCCAGTAGATAGAAGATTCTGTTTTTCCCTCAGCCTCAAGTAACGCCCGGCATCCTGGATGTGCCATTACACTTCCATACATAAGTTCCAGTTTGCGTCCATCTTCGGCGGTCATGACTGTTTTGCCGGAGTTTGCGCAGTTTTCCAGAAACGCTTTTTCCTCTTCTTTACCAGCCGTTGTCCGGCGATTGAATTCCGGCACAATAATAAAGCGTTTTTTAAATTCATCCGGCTCCAGCAGGCGGCAGTGCAGGGCGGTTCCCATATCCAGCGCCTTTGTTTTTTCGGTATCGACAGGCGCAGCCTTGCGCCACTGGTAGAAGGCAGGACAAACGGCAATATCATCAAGCTGTGATTTACTGACGCCGGGGCCAGCGTGATACGCCTCGTTAGCGATATCAAAGTAGATACCAGGCTGAATATCATCCGGTACGCGTGGTACTGGTTCCGTTTGTGGCGTTTCCGGTTCGTTCTGGTCTGCTACTGGCTTAGAGTGGTTGGATTCTGGCTCGTGCTGGTTCGAAAACGCTTCAGAATGGTCAACTGAATCAGTAGCATCAGTCGCCACTTCCGTTTTTTCGCCCTCATTTGAGGCGCTGTAATCGTTATGAACCCACTTCGGATCGTTCGGGTCGCTGATGCCTGGTACGAAATCACCACGTTCGGCCGCGAGTTGCTCGCCGAATTTTTCGCGAAGGGCTTGCTCGCTATCATCCGCTACAGCTACAGATGATTCAGTCTCCACCTGCTGTGGGTCCGGATGATGTTCAGTTGTGTCCTGTTCCACTGCTTCAGACGCTGCCGGTTCATCTGCCATTGCGCCTGCTGATTGCGGTTTTTCTTCATCATCGTTTGTACTCCCCTTCATTGGCATGGGCAGTGATGAGCGACCGCAGGCGATATTCACTACCAGCGGATCTGAGGTAGCGTGATCAGTTTCCGTCAATACTTTATTCAGATGCTCACGGTGACGGAAAGGTGACTCGTATAGGTTTTCCGGCGTGGTTTTTACCGTTGCAATAACGCAGGCGCGGGAATAATCAAGGCCGCCAGGCATCGATACGAACAATTCGCGCGTTGCCAGCCACTCAGGATCGTCAACTGCGTTCATGATGGCGTTTGCTTTCAACTCGATTTCCAGCGGCAGCGAGTAAATATCGAACTCGTACTTACGCGCAAGAAGTCCAAGAGCTATTTCAAATTCAAGACCAAGAATTGTTTGTGGCATTTTGCGATCTGACTGTATGCCGCCGCCAGCGTTAGCGCCTGATGGAGTACGGTTGATACAGGATACGCGGTTACCTTTTTGCCATTCTTTAGCCAGCAAAATACGATCAATGGGATGGGCCTCAGAGTACGCCTGTACAAAATTCATCATCATATGTAGGGCGTGACGTTTGTCCTGTGGGAAAATCTTTTTAAAGGCGTCAGTGAATTTCCACAGATTCGGGTTATCCAGCTTATGTATTTCGGGTACGTTATGGCAGGCCAGCAGCATGTCCTGGATGTAGGTGTCATCCATATCCAGTTCCATACGATTTACTTCGGATAATTGTTCTGGGGTAATGCGATGCGAGAATTCACCCTCAAGGATAAACTGGGAGAGAATACGATGACGTTCGCTCATTGAGGCAACCGGTTGAAGCATTTGTTTCTCAACGTCTGACATCAGTTCTCCGTTGACGTTATAAGCGTAAGCGGGGAGGGGATCGCCGGCTGAGTCGTCACTGTCAGCTTCGGTGTCGGTTACAGGCGTATCATTGATGACGGCAGTATTCTCCACGGCTTCTCTGTGAAACTGGTCAGCAGGGACCGCGCCGGGGATCAGCATCATGGTTTTTCCGTCTTCACCGCCTTTTTCGTAACGGTTGCAGAATTCAGTATCAAACACGCCTTCAGGGGGAAGGTCGCCAATGGCAGGAAGATTGACGCGAACGGGTTTTTTAAAGTCGTCCTCGTCATACCCCTTATCGTCCATTGCCGCAATACAGCGTGAAACGGCTACGGATAATTTTTTCGCTGTGGTCCAGAAGAAGCCAGCTTTTATTCCAAGCCGCTTTCTGGCCTCTTCATTTTTAACAGGACAGTGCAGCGCAAAATCTTCTTTATTATCGCTCATTGTTTTTTAACCTCAGTTAAGATTAAAATTGTTGAATCCAGTGAACTTCCCTCTACGAATTCTCACTGGATATTTCTCTGTTGGTAAGGCTCATCGTCTGCCTCAGCATCGCCGGGATGTAAAGCCGGGAATGAGACCGCTTACGGGCGGTCTTTTTTCATACATGGCAGTCGTACAGCGACAGCATCGTTTCATCCTGTAATTTGCTGATTAATTCAGAAACCTTTTCGTTCCACTGATACTGAGTCACTTCATCCTCGAACAAACCAAACCAGCCCATTTCGCCTTTGGATATCCAGTTACCTTCGTGAATAATTGCGTAAGGGGAAAGTACGCAATTAACCTGGCGAATGACGTACGCTTGCTCGTCGTCTCCGTAGTGCTCAACGGCGCATTCGAAAAGAAGGTTTATTCCGGCTTCTTTAATTGATTTTATCGCCGGCTGTGATTTATAGAATTCGCGAGCTTTATCAATGTCTTTAATTTCAGCACGAACAGAAGTCCAGGTACGCGGAAATTCATGTCCGGAGACAGCGCCCGCAAATTTCTCATAATCGCGTTTTGCTTCAATGGCTTTATCGGACAGCATTCCCGCAAGATCTATATCACCTTTTCTTAGTGAGTTAGTGAGCATACCGTTTTTGTGAAGGAAAAAACCATCCCAGCGACCACCGAGACAATACCAGTCCCATTTTGCATTTGGGTTTGTGCGGCGAACAGCTTTAATCAGTTCACCATTACGGATAATGGCATAACCGAATTTATGCTGGTCTGCTAAATCGAGTTCTGACTCATCAGAAACAATGCTGTCATCACCGAGATTGTAGATAACAGATTCTTCAACTGAACCTTGTTCTTTAACGTCACCGCGAACTTCTTCAGTGATATCTATTTCCCGTATATATCGATCATCAATACCAGTACATTCAAATTCATGATAAGGAGCTAACGCTTGTTCAGGGTTATTACCGATAACTAAAACAGTAAAATGGCTCATATAGTTTCCCTTTTCAGGTTGAGTAAACACCTGCCGTTGCTGGCATATATTGAAATTAATATTTTTAAATTAATTAGTTTGTAAGTAGTTCACCTTTACCATCAAGATAAGCTTCTATAACTAAATCACGGACGGTAATGTTTTTACGAGTATTTGTTAGCGTCAGTTTTCCTCCTGTATTAGTTGTTGCTTTATAAATCAGGCCGTTATATTTGACCATCGTTCCCGGAATCACGCATTGCCTGATTACTTCCATTGTGCCGTAGTGCTGATGCTTCATTTCTCAGTCCTCTACCTGTAATTCGCTATTTCTAATTTCAATCCAGTCGGACACATCGCGGATATCAAAATTATCAAGAAAACTGCTGAGTTTGTTATGATCGGAAATCCAGTCAGCAATTTTATCTTCACCTATTTTTTCCAGAATAGCTGAATCATCATCAACGGATTCAATAAGGTCAGATAATGAGAGGCCTTCAATTTCAACACCTACACGATGGGTATTGACAGGTTTTATTATTGCATCTTGCCCCTCTACGTAAATGCCTATGGTTATCATGTTCAACTCTCCTTTGATACCGTCCAGCCTTTACTTTCCAGATATTCAGCAAGGTTCTCTTCATGACATTCATCAAGGAATTTTTCAATATACAGTTCGTCGTCATTATTAAACCAGAAAGCTATATTAGCCTCGCCGATCCCTTTAAGAATATCTGATTCACTAACGTACTCCATAAATTCTTTTAAATCGGCACCTTCAACGTCAACACGAAGTTTTTTATCGTAACCTCTTTTCACGGTCACGCTGGATGCGATAACTTCAAAATCAACTTTCATAGTCATGTCTCCTGTATTCATTTGTAAAAAGGGCGGCAGCGCAGCAAGGGAAAACTGATACCGCCAAGACTACACACAGCAATGTTACGGTCCTAATCGCAACCGGAAGCGCACTGTCGCAGTGGATTAACGACAAAACCAGTAAGGAATGGTCCTGCGTAGTGCGCTTTCGTGTTGTGTGCTCCGTAACGTGGAGCCGACGGCCTGTAGTTTCACCACTTATGGCCCGGTGGTATGCTGGTAGTTCCTACAACAGCCAGCATAAGGAGTACTTATGGCTAAATTCATCGTTCGTATTGAACTTCGTAACTCAAAAGATGCCGATTACGATGAACTTCACAAAAAAATGACTTCTAACAAATTTGTTCGGTTTAGCGAAATTGATTGCAAGTTATTATGGCTCCCGAATGCGGAGTATGAAATCACCTCCACTAAAAGCATTAATGACATAGCCAGTCTCGCAAAATCTGTTGCTGAAAAAATCAGTCCCGCTCCTAAAGTGCTTGTAACGGAGGTGAGCAATTTATTTCAACTCGGACTCGACAAATACTAACTCCGATAAGAGGAAATCCACTACCTCCTGACACGGTATTGAGTTCTCAACTTTGGTGATGGATTTCTTTAACCTGTCAGTGAGACTCTTAATATCAGGCTCTCCCTGTTTTTGTTGAACAAGGAGGGTTTGTTCTGTAGTTTCTGAACATCCTGTATCCACTATATTTCTGATAACCTTTACCAGTGTCTTACATTGAGCGCCTGCTGGTGAATTACAAAAAGCATCAAGCGTATTTAATATGTTATTTTCGACCCGTTCCTTTCTTCTTTTTTCAATGTCGATGTCGCTGATAAGCTTCATAAGCGCCTGAACACGTTCCTCATTGAATTTCTTGAATTGCAGTGCATCAGTCACAAGGAACGTGATAACATCTTTTATTGCATCATTTTTCATAAATACACCCTTTATGCTCTATAGGTTTGCGATTAAAGTTACTCGCATTCGGTACAGAATTCCTCTTCACAGCAATATTCAGTAAGGTGACACTCAACACATAACCATTCTTTACCATCAAATAAGTAGTTATATTCCTGTTGTTCTTTCTTAAGGACTTCGGTGAAAAGATAGTAATTGCGAGCCAGTGTGTTTTGTTCGCCACGGTCACGACCATAATAAATCGTATATCCTTCCACTGGATGACAAAATGAATGACCTTCCGGCTGGTCGCAGTGTTCGCCAAGAACTGAAATATCGCCACCTGCAATGAGTACCTCGGCTTTTTCCTGAGAGTTATAATGCAGGGCTAATTTTTTACCTACACCTTCAGGATAACCATCGAAATGACAATATACGGTCTGGAATTTTCCGTTGGAAGTTTTTACAGTAATGCTGCTGTGTGTAGCCATTTTATTTACCCTTTATATTTAAAAGATGAATACGCCAGAACAATGCAGATTCAGCAAAATTAATCGTCTTCTTCGGTGTTTCGTTTAAACCAGTTTTCAGCGCCAGTTTCAGTTTTAAAGGTTTTGCTTCTGGTGAATGTCATCGCAGTAAACGAACCATCGTGGTTGGGAAATACGCCGCTAACCTGTGATTCGTTATTGTTAAGGTCGATAGTTTTCATCTGCATCACCTTTTAACTTTGGTGTGGAAAGTGCCTCTGAAAATTCAGCAAAGCTCAGAACTTCTTCACCTTCGGCAAGACTTTCGAAATACACCTCATAAGCCCTGTCCATGTAATCGCTGTGATTCATACCGACCCTTCCCGCTTAACGCCTGATAGCTGGTTTGCCTCTGCTGGACAGCTATTTGGTAAGCATTATGTTCAACAACTGTTCGCGTACTATCTGACGTTTGTGCTCAGGCATGGACAGGTACTCTTTACTTATGGCTATCTGTTTTTCGAAATAGTCGACAATAGCTTTTGAAATCACATCCGGCAGTTGCGGAGAGCCACTAAGAAGCATATGTGATTCAGCCGGATTATGAGCCATGCGATCCAATATGCGTGATGCAATTCGTTGACCGTGAGGAATGAATTTTATGAAGGTTTCAAAGGCAGCATCAAAAACATTTTCGCCATCTTCGTTTACGGCAGTTAGGGTAATACCGAGCATAGCAGCTTCACGTACCTTTTCCCTGGCCGCCTGGATTGCGCTTTCTTGTGGAATGCAGGAATCAATAATTTCTACTGGTTCAGACTTCCGATCGAGGATATGGATTGCCATTTTTTGAAACCTCATAGTTCTGTGTCTATGAGGTTATTATAACTTTGTTTACTTCTTAGTACAGTAAAATTTAGCTAAATTAGTAAATTTTTTTACTCTTTGGTTTTGCGGGGCTCGAAGGCACTGATTCGTTAGAAAACGGATCGGCGCCTTCTTTCTCAAGGCGGAGGAGTCCGTTAAGCACAATTTTTCTGACCATTTTTGAAGAAATTTTTGCCGGGTTTTTGATGATTTCAGCGAACTCCTCCTCATCTGCTTTAAGGCTGGGTGTGAGCGATATTTGACGATTTAAGCTATTGCGAAATAAAAACTTTTTAAAGTTCATAAATAACCCCGTTGATTGAAATTAGTGCATATCCATTGAAAAATGGCCTTTCAACTGGGATGTCCGCTTTCTTCTTGAGAGAAAGGAAATGGGGTCGTGATTCGTTTGTAAATACCTTCTGCAGCCGACTCTTGTCGATAGCACCAGGTCATAAGTTCGTTAAAAAATGGTCTCCAGTGTCGCGAGTAGCTGGACTGTGAGACACTGACAAATAATGTGAGCACATGAAGGCAACGACCATGAGAAAAGGGCTTTAATCCTGAGCCTTTACACCGTGAGCATGTTTTCATCACTGGTTTTCCCGATTTTATGGATTTCTTGATGTCACGAATTTCACCCCGCCCACCACAAAGACACTTTGCACCCTTAGTGTCCGCAGTCCGGCAGTACTCTTCCAGCACGAGCATTGCCATGACCGAAACAGCAATGGGGAAGTTGCCATCAGGAATGCGGGAAAAATACTTCCACGAAATTGACGAAGCATATTTTTGCAGATCGCGTAACGCGAGTTCGGCAGCATGAAGGTCTTTTGTGTATTTGGCATATATCAATGACAATCCCGCCCGACATCTGGACTGAGTGATGCCGAGGGAGGCGACAATATCATCACGGTTAAGGCGATCATCTCCCGAACAACCAGAAGGATGGGCTACAATCTGTGGTGATTTCGGATCGCCAATAGTGATGGCATACTTCAGTCTCATTCTGCTAGTGTCTCACGGTTGCTTATAACGGTATTGCATGTGCTATGCACTATGATTGCTGGATTCTTGCCCTTACTTGAGCTTCTCCCCGCGCTGCCGAATGATTATCTCTGCGTACAGTACATAAGCCGTTTCTCCATATATGTAAGTTTTTTTGATGAAAAATCCTTCACTTTCTTCCCGCAACTGAGGAATGCGCATCAATATTTCATCCACCAGTCGGTTGAGTTTTCGCACACTAAAAATGGTGCTGGTAATAATGAGTCTGGCCTCCATGCCAGCATCCTGAAACTCAATTTTCATAGCGGTTAATCCGGGCCAGGTATTTTTTCGCGTTGTTCACCGCGCCGCCCAGTTTTGTACCGGCCTCAACAATCGCGGTCAGTCTGCGAATTTCCCTCACGATTTCTTTGGGGGCTGGAGTGACCTGAAGTCCGTAACGTCTGACGGCCTGTACTGCACTATGCGCTTTTTGCAGGCGTGCGAGCTGCGCCTTGTGCCGACGCAAATTTTTCGCCACGGTGCGGGGGGAGGGGAGTTCCATCACATCAGGCACTACTGATAGAGTGTCTGCCAGTGGGATGTCGCTGACGGATTCGGCTCCGGCACTGGCGATATCTGGAGCATCGGCAGACTCGTCAGAAGCTTCCTGCGCGTCAGTTTTCACCACTTCCTGCGATGGTTCGGTTTTATCGGTGACAATTACGTCAGGACTGGCTCTGTCGGTATCCGCTACTGGCTCCACGGTCGGCTCTGGTTCATGCGCTGAAACTGACTCTGGCAGGGTGTAGCAATATTTGCCGTCCTGCTTGATGCGGCTCAGGCGGCCTTTTCCGGTTGCTGTGGCCAGTGTCGAAATAACCTTACGGGATGTGATACCAAACAGCGTCGCAAGATCTTCGGCGGTCTGTGGACCATGCTCCCTTATGACGTCCATCAGTTGTGGCTCACCGATTTTAGCGGCGGTATCATTCGGCACTTTCGGCTTCGACGTTTTGCGCTTAACCGTTTTCGTCGTGGCTGGCTTGATGCCAGACAGCGACCAGTAACCGTTCAGAAATGTTACCGTGCCGATTTCCTGCTGCTCGTTCAGCAGGTTCAGCGCGTCCCGTGGTTCAATATCCAGCCTTGCCGCAATTTCGCGTGCAGTGGCTTTTCCCATCGCTTTCAGCGCATCAAGTACAGATTCCATAAAATTTTCTCCTGAAAAATTATTTGTGTTGGTTCACGTTTTGCCGCCAGCTTTCCCAGCCAAAAATTACCCAGCGCCCGCCGTTCATCCGCAGGCGGTCAGTCACCCGCTCCCCCGCCAGCGCCTTCAGTGCGTCAAAATTCAGGTTGGTGAGTATCCCGACCGATTTCATCGACGCAGTACGCCTGTCGACAATCTGGTTCAGGATGACAAACTCGTTTTTCGTATCGCGCTGCACGCCAACTTCATCGAGCACCAGCAGGTCAACATCGCAAAGTCCCGACAGGAACGTCTCTTCGGATTTCCCCTTGTCGTAGCAGGCCCTGACACCGAGCATCACATCGGCCAGGGTGACAATCATCACGGTCTTACCCCGCGCCAGCAGCCGGTTCCCGATAGCCGCCGCCAGGTGATTTTTCCCGGTCCCTGTCGAGCCGCTGAACACGAAACTGGTAAAATCATCACTGCACAGACTTTCCGCGATGGATTTCGCCTGGCTCAGTGCGTGGCGCTGGCCATCGTTGACCACCCGGTAGTTCGCGAACGAACACCGGCGGTACAGGTCCCGAATCCCCGAACGACCGAAAATCTTCTCCGCCCTCGCCTGGCGGTTCTGGCGCTCGATTTCCTCGCTTCGCTTGCGCTCTTCGGACAGCAGCCATGCACGCCACTCGTCGGTGTTGCGGTACGGCGCGGCAGCGGCAGCACCTGACGGAGCAAGACGGCGAAAACGTTCCAGAATCCCGTTGTTCGCGATGTTTTTCATGGTGTATTACCCCCTGAAACCCGGTGGAATGGTGTTATCCGGTGGCGAAATATCCTGGATTCGTGCCGGACTGTCGCGCCCACGGTTGCCTCCCCGGTCCTGGTCTTTCGCCAGCCAACCGGTGATAAATTTTTTGATGCCACGTGCGGTTTTCCGCCGTCGCAGGTCGCTCAGTAGCCATCCCCGTTGGTTACGCAGCGCCTGCCGGACATTGACCGCCGGATACAGCGTCTCAAACTCGGAAACCAGTGATTCGGTCACGGAGAACTCAGAACCGTCGTTCAGCGGCAGCCGGATAAACTCAGGGTCATCGGGACGGGGCATTTCAGGCACACCAGCGCTCAGAGGCCGTCGCTCAGGTCCGGCATGGGCTGGTCGGGTGCCGTCATGCAAATTCAAACCGCATGATCCCCGGTTTTCGTCCGGCTGTGTGGGGCTGATTTTTTCAGCACCGCGCAAGAGGTTTTGATCTTTTAGATCTGTATCTTTATCTGGATCTGTATCTTTATTAGTTACCTGTTTGTTGACGTCATGTTCAAACACAGAACCAACACTTGTTGAACATGTGTTACTTTCGCTGACAGATTGCGTTTTCTTCCTGTCCCTTCTGGACTGAACTGATGCTTTTCCTGCTGCGGACCTTTTCGCTAAGGTTTCTCTGACTGCAGCAAGATCATCCTCGATACGCTCATGAATCCATTCCGTGCCGTTATCAATGAAAAATTCACTCAACGATTCTTCTACGGCTCCCCAGCGTTCGCTGCTGACCCGCGCAATTTTCGCCAGCCTGTTTTTTGGTATAGCTCTTCCGGTCTGCCAGTAATTGAACATCAGCAGCAAATAAGCCCCATGTTCCTCTGTGGACAGGTGCATGGTGTCCGCCAGATAATCAGCGATGTAAAGCTGCATGTATGGAAGTGCTGCCATAACGCCTCGCTACGCTCTTTTTCGGGCTATCTGAAAACATGAATAGATACTCACTGTCCCAACCTCTCCTGTGGTGCCGAACCTCCTGACGGTGCTAGCCTGCTGATTCCCCAACCAACAGAACCGAAGGAGGTTCGATATGACAACCTATTGCCCTATATGCGAAGGACCGGCAGCGTATATAATGAGAAGTGCTGAGGACGTTCGCTCCTATCACTGCCATATCTGTGGCGATTACGATATTCCTGGCGACTGCGCCCGACTGATGGAGAAAGGGAAAATGCATCCTGATCTGTGCCAAAGAATGCGCACCAGAAAAAAGGGGCAAGTTCCGCATTTCAAAATTAATGAGTACGGCGCTATTGTCCTAAATTTTCTCCCTGCATCTGACATCAACCATTGATATCGGATATCGCTGAATAACGGTTAAAGGTCGCCCTATTCGCGGCCTTTAACCTGGTGTTCAGGTAGACGCGATTAACAATTGCCTTTAGCTCGCCAAGAGTGGTGTCCATAAACACGGCGGCTTTATAAAGAAACGTTCCATACATAACCGTCATTACCAGTACCTTTTAGCCTTTCAGAAACATTGTCAGCACCCAGCCTTATGTCTCCCACTTTCTTAAGCTCATAGGTGGGCGCATATGCGGCGGATTTGTCATGCGCGTCAAAGCAAACCAGTTCCCGGTTCTTCCGTCTGTTTAATTCCTTGTGTTGGTAGTGGGTTTCACTGGCCATGTCCCTGACACTGCTGACGGTAGCCGTTGCATAACGCCTGTAACGCATGAATGGCTTCGTCACACTCCCGCTCAACATCAGGGATGGGAGCGCCAAGTAGTACCGAGCTTGCGACGTCCGCTTTTTTAAAACGCGCGAAAGCAGATACTCAACGCTGCCGGAAGCGGTGATACTGGAATACAGGTCAAAGTCGTTATCCCTGATAGCCCTGGTGATAGCCGGTAGCAGCAGGTTAAATTTCTTGCGATGCTCATCCGTGCGGCAGGTGAGCCAGCGGGTGAACAAATTGATGCGGTTTCTGCTCCATGCGGCGTAGTCGATGCTGCCGTCAGCATGTTCTATCTGATGAAGGGCAAGGGAAGGGCGATCAGGCTGGTTAAACCATTCGTTCGTGATAAGACGAGTGGCCTCTTCCTGGGTGATTCGCCGCGCCCACATTTCCACGATTTCAGGGGTGATCATCGTTGTTCAACCTCCCTGTATTTTCTGGCTGTATACTCAAGTTCGTCCTCAAGCCAGAATTTTCGCCAGGAATCAGGAAGCATTTCCTTTCGTGTGACTTTACCGTTGGTGATTATCTCGATAGATAGTGCTCGGGAGGCGGGTATTCTGGTATACCCCGATGCCATCTGAGACAGAAACGAGGATGTAATGCCCATTTTTAGCGCCATACTGCATAATTCACCGCGATCCATTGAGGAAATATAGTCTTTTAAACGCATACAAATATCCTTTATCTTGAGGTAAGTAAATATTACTTAAAATGGATCAATTGGTAAAGTGATTGCTTCCTTTTTTAACGTTAATTAAAATTAATGCTATGGAAATAAAAGAAATCAGACGTAGACGCTTGAAGGAGTGGTTTGCCGATGGCAAATATCCCGAGAAAGATTCAAGCTACATATCTCAGGTCATCAATGGTAAAGCCATTGGAGAGAAGGCTGCGCGTAGACTGGAGCGTGATTATGAGATGCCGGAAATGTTTCTGGATATGCCTTATGATGTCCAGGAAAGCAAAACTGTAGAGCTAACGGACAGGCAGCGTAAGGTTGTAGATTTGCTGGACTCCCTGCCAGATGATGAAGTTGATGAGTTTATCGTTAAGCTTCAGGAGCGTAAGGCTTTTTATGATCGTCGTTTACGAGCTTATCTGGCTAAAAATATGCCTTGATTTTTTTACCGTTTACTTGACCACTGAATAAATTTGATCTAATCTCGCCTAAACGATGGAAAATTGTATCTTATGACACCCGCCGACACTGGCGGGTTTTTTGTTTCAGACGAAGGGAAGTATCCCCACAGGGGAGCTACTGGTTTTTTATCCGATTCGCCGTAAAAACCTCGTCTTCAGGGCGGGGAGCAGTCAAGGCTTGCCAGTTTCACTGAGAACCTCCGCTAACAATTGGGCGTCATACTCCAGTTTGTCGATGAGATGGTCAAAATTCACCCAGATTTTTACGGGCAATGCAGTGGCATTTCCCCCGGCCTCTGGGTGAGAAACGATGTTGAATATTTACATTCTCCCCGCCCTGAAGGTCTGGGTTTTACGGCGCACCTGATAACTCCTCTTTTTAATTATATTAACCTATAAGCTAATTTAAAACCGATGTCCTGAAGATAACGGGAGTCCCACGTGGGTATTAAATTTTATCTGCGCGACGACAGAATACGTCGCAATCTGATTGAATATCTCAATAAACAACCGCTAAGTGTTGATTTCCCCCTGGTAGTGTCATTCTCCGATCCTCGCCGTACACTTCCTCAGAATGCTCTGTTTCATGCTTTGTGCGGCGACCTTGTGCGTAATGATGTGCAGTGGGCGGATTCCACCTGGTCAATATCTTCCTGGAAAGCGATTCTGGTATCCGGTCACGCAATAGCAACCGGAGGGGAAGGGAAAGTTATTTCCGGTATTGAAGGGGAACTGGTGGCTATTCGCGAAAGTACCGCTGCGATGGGGATAAAAAGAATGAATAGTCTGATTGAATACAGTCAGGCGTTTGCCGTTGAACAGGGAGTGCAACTACGGGAGGTACGTTACAGCGGGGATTATTTCGGACGACTGGTATGAGAGAAACCTGGTTCAGATACCCGGACTGTACTATTGAGGAAGCTGAAGAACTAATGAGGCAATATCATCGCCGTGGCGTATCGGTGGAAAAGAGCCTGAATCATGATTTTATTACATGGACGGTAAGTGCTCTTTTGCCTGAATACCGGAACAAACCGAAGCAAAAGGAACAATGCTGGTATCTGAGATGAAAAGCATTTACCGCAATAAAAAATGGCTGGCTGCCGTCGGGCAAATAGAGCAATGCGTGTTGTGTGGCAGGTGGGGAACGCAGGTTGCTCACCGCAACGAATCAAAAGGCATGGGACTTAAAACCGATGACTGCGCCACTGCCGCGCTTTGCCTGGAATGTCATCACGAAATCGATAACGGAAGCCATCTGAGCAGAGAAGAACGCCGTCAGTTGATGAATAAAGCTATCGTTTTGACAGTAGTTGAGCTTGCTCGTCGAGGACTGATAATTCCGGCAATGATTAAAGCATGATCTTCAGCAGGCTTAGCGAAAATGCAGTGTATGGGCAGCAGGGACATAGCTTATGATGGATCTTACGACATTACTCACGGGCCGTTCGCGACCTCTTTTGCACTAATGGTTACTCACATATTGAACTGGATTCGGGATGCAAAAAACTGCATTCGGAAACGTTCATCAGGTGGCAGATCATTCAGCCATCGTTGAATAAATGCCTTTCGACAATCAGCGCATAGTCCTTCACCACTTACGCCCGTTAGCACATAAAACAGATCTATTCTCATCGAGGTAAACAGATTGTAAACATACGGCGTCAGAAGATTCATGCTCAGTACCTCCCAGCCATCGCTGATATAATTGTACTGGCGTTCATTTAACCCCAGCACCATAGCCAGCTTTGCTTTTTTGATACACAGACGCCGGGCCTCGTGTTCAAGGCGGGTTATTACTGGCAGGTGGTAATCATCCTTCATGTGCTTTCCTTATTAATGTTGAACGGGGTCTTCACCTGTACTGGCGGCTTTCATGAGTTTTTCATATACAGGCTCAACCAGTACACGAATATTATCTTGCTCCTCAAGGGGTAATTCCTGAATGGCATAATCAAACGCTTCCAGCATGCGCTCATAGTTTTCGCTGCGGTACTCCCCGGTCAGCACATAAAAGAGATCAAAGCCTGCGTTATCAAGCGCCGCCTGAACGTCCCCGGACATTTCGTAAACTTTAAAGTCAGGTTTTTCATCAGCGATGAGGTAGTAGAAATATATGTGAAGCCCCAGAATCTTAGCCATCTGACCATCACTGATTCCAAGGCGCTTCTTCTCCTTGAGGAGCCGCTTTGTTGGGTTTAAATCCCAGTCGCTCTTTGGTGTTTCTGCTGGCATAGTAATTTCCTTTTTTGTTTTTTGTGGACAGACATAAGCAACCTATGATCTATAGGTGGCATTTTTCAACATTTAATAAGTGTCCCGTAAATCTTCGCTCTGCAAGGGGGTGTCAAACCTAATTTTTTGGTACGTCAGGCGTGAGACAAAATAGGTTTAACTTCCGGCCTGCTACCCTGTGATGCAACCCAAAGTTCGTACTGAGACTGCATGTCAGTCCACATTTCAGCACTGGTTCCAAGAGCTGCTTCGAGACGCAGTGCCATATCAGCAGAAATACCCGCACTTCCGTTTAAAATACGGGAAAGCGCGGCACGCGTAACATTGAGCGCTTTTGCTGCATCGGTAACAGAAACATCCCCCAGGTATTCACGAAGAACAGCGCCGGGATGTGCGGGGTTGTGCATTCTCATAATCGTTCCTTAGTGGTAGTCCAGATAGTCAACAAGGATCGCATCTTCGCCATCAAAGCGAAACGTCAGTCGCCAGTTACCGTTAACGGATACAGCCCAATGTCCTTTCAGACGATTTCCTCTGAGTGGGTGTAACTCCCAGCCGGAAGCGGCCATATCATCAGGCTTTTTTGCAACGTTCAGGGCGGTAAGCTGGATCTGAAGTTTAACTGCGTGCTTCGCCTGTATGCCGGAAGTTGAGCCGGTTTTAAAAAATCTCTCAAGTCCCTTGTGGCGAAAGCTTTTGATCATATTGCTGTCTCGTATAGTGTATATAAACACTATACATGGTAGTGCGTATAAAATCAATATTTGGCATTGAATGAAAAAGGCTGATTACGTTAGTATCCAACCGTTGCGGTGAATCCAGCTATGCGCATGGGCGGAAGTGGTTTCAGGATAGTTAATTATCAAGGTAGCGCGAGTCACGGTCGGCAGCCAGCCAACGACTCACCGGGAGGCACCCGGCACCGCGACACTTCCGGCCCTTTAGCTCAGCGGTCAGAGCAGACGGCTCATAACCGCTTTGTCGCTGGTTCAAGTCCAGCAAGGGCCACTATGCAAGTGTAGACTACTAAATAAGTAGCCTACCGATGCGATAGTCTTTCCACGCATGACTATAAATATCGTCGTGGTGACGGCAGGGAAAGACCTGTATTCATAAGCGGTCATCGTATAATGGCTATTACCTCAGCCTTCCAAGCTGATGATGCGGGTTCGATTCCCGCTGACCGCTCCAGAATCTCAGTACATCACTCACGAAGAAGGGTAAACCGGAGCGTTTGGTGTGCTGCACAACTGCATGAGTATTGAAGGAACCTGAATCCGCCTTCTTCGTAGGTCTGGCACTGAGCAGTACTCATGACAGTTGTGGTGAATGCGTAGGCTGATACGCTGACGAGAGAGAGGTCAGTAGAAATACTGAATAGCAGAGAGAGTGGAATGTGGTAGGTGCCACACTGGAGTACCAGACAAAGCTCGTGCAATGTGCAGGCTGACGGGTTAACGAAGATACGCACCTTGATACGTTAGCCATATGAAATCCAAAAAGTGTTAGTGAAACCACCTTAAGCCGGAGATCAGCACCGGCCACCGCAACAACTAATTGCACGATACAAAGTACCAGAGCCTGTTCTTCGGAACGGGCTTTTTTGTCTCCGTTTGTCGCGTAGTGACTTCACATAACATAGCAACGATATTTACATTTAACATTATATCAATTGTAATGTTTTCATGTTGCAGTGAATCCCACTAGCGTAGGGGCGAAAGGCCAGATTTTCATATTGTGCTGATTTTCGCGGGTCATGGTGTACTGGCGTACCAAAGGCTCATCGGGAGGCACCCGACACTGCAACAACTCATCCGCCACTAGCTCATCCGGACAGAGCAGCAGCCTTCTAAGCTGTAGGTACGAGGTTCAACTCCCCGGTGGCGGACCATATACCCCGTGTAGCTCCGCTGGTCACGCGGCGGCGGTGGCCCATCGTTACAGGGCAAATTTCAGGCAGAAAAAACCCGCCAAAGGGAAGAGGCGGGCAGTAAATACTGAACCTGACACAAAGAAGGAAAATACATCATTTTCATCAGCAGAAGACCTGCACATCAGGCTGATAGTGCAGACACTGCGACTTTGCCTGATATTCGTAGTTAAGTGAAACAGATAAATCCTAATAAACCATGTAAACTACGATGTTATTATGCAGATGTTGCGGTGAATCCCGTTAGCGCGGGGCAAACTGATCATATACTTCTGTTAACCAACGTTGCAGCAGACATGAGCACCGCGAGTTATGGCAGATCAACCAAAGGCTCACCGGGTAGCGACCGGCACTGCAACATCTACCTACTCATTGTCTGAATCAAAGGCTACTTCGGTAGCCTTTTTCTTTGGGTAAAAAAATACCCGGTCAGAGAACCGGGCTGGAATGACGAAAAAAGAGTCAAAAATGTCTTTCATTGATTGCCTCATAGGGTTAAGGCACAAAAACGATAATCATTTCAGTTTGAAAAGGTCAACAGGGTCGCGCTACGGCGTAGTCTTGGTTTTGTGATGGTTATATGTTTTGGGGCTGAGTACATCCTCATACATTAACGATAAACAGCATCATGGGTGATGTAGTCTGTAGAATATCAACGCTGCGGCTATAGCCATAAAACAGATAACGATTGCGAGTTTTTCGAAAGGACTCATCTGATTCTGCCTGAAAAAAATGCCCGGAATGACGAGACCGGGCAAACTCATTCATGAAAATAAAATATACATTTGACAATTGGAACGCCGCTCACCTTCTGGTATGAACGGCAGAAGAACCATAAGCATTTCAGTTAAACCAGGTCAACAGGGCTGCGCTACGGCGCGGCTTTTTTATTAACCAAAATCGCCAGTCAGACGGGAGAAACTATGTATAAAGTCAAAGTTACCTACATATTGCCGGAAGGTGATTTAGTTCGTGTTGCGGTATGCGCCGTGAAAGAGGACGGCAGTCAGATTTTCCAGATGGAGATCCAGTCACCATACGAAAAGGGCAAGTCCCTGGACGCCTACGAGCAGGCCGCTATTGAGCAGTACATCTCGACTGTCAGTGATATCGCCGCTTCTGCGCAATCAGCACCGGCTGAGCCGGAAGTCGCGGAAGCCAGCGCCAAAAAATAATGTTTCCACAGCAGCATAAACGGGTCGCCAGGTGCGGCCCTTTCTTTTATCAACCCCCACAGGGAAGCGATCATGCTGGAGAAACACACAACGTGGCTGGCCTATCTGTGGGCGGTGATATGCGGCGTTCTTGCCCAATGGACAGTACACGACTACGGGGCGCTGATTGGCATTATTCTCGGTATCGGTACGTTCTGGGTTAACCGCCATTACAAAAAGAAGCTGGAGCAGACGCAGGCAAGACAGGCGGCAGCACTGGAAAAGCGTAACCAGATACTTGAACAGATGACCAGAAAGCCGGACAGCGCGACCACTGCCCTGATAGTGGAATCTGAGAGGCTGGATGATGCAGATAAAAGTTAAAAGGCTTATCGCTGGTGGCGCGGGCGCAATAGCGATAGCGGCGGCGATGCTTGGTGGTCATGACGGGCTGGAAGGCAGGCGCTACGAGCCTTACCGCGATGTGGCAGGTGTACTTACCGTATGTGACGGGCATACGGGAAAAGACATCATCCCCGGTAGGCGTTACACCGATGCAGAATGTGATGCACTACTGAATAAAGACCTGGCACTGGTCGCAGCCCGCATTGATCCACTGATTAAGGTCAGTATCCCCGAAAGCGAAAGGGCGGCGTTCTACTCCTTTGCGTACAACGTTGGTACTGGTGCATTTGCCAAATCCACCCTGCTGAAAAAACTCAACGCTGGTGATCAGGCCGGAGCCTGTAACGAGCTTAAACGCTGGACGTATGCAGGTGGTAAGCAGTGGAAAGGGCTGGTAACGCGTCGCGAGATTGAACATGAGGTGTGTACGTGGCAGCAATGATTTGTTTCGTTGCGGCGGCATTACTTGCTGCATCCGGTATGGATGGCTGGGGATGGTTCCTGTTTATTGGGTTACTCGTTATGTCTCATCCAGAATAATCCACCAAAAAATGCCGTGGCGCCATTTGGACGGATAACACAAAATCCGCCAGTTTCTGATTAACGAAGGACATTAAAGCGAAAACCCCGATTGCGCTAACAGTCGGGGTTTTCTGGTGTAACGAATTAACTAAAACAGGGAGGTGCCTTCCCTTTGAAGAAGTATAGACGAATACTTTTGAGGTTGTCCATTATGAAAGGTATTGAAGTTAACGCGCCAGTCACAAAAGAAATCAGTACCGCTACGGCATGGGCCATCCGGGCAGTGGCGTTAACAGTTGTGCTGTACGGTATCGCTCGCCTTATTGTCGCGATTCGCTGGTGGTGACATGAAATATACCACCCACCACGGCGACTGCCTTGACGTCACACCGACACTTGAACCCGGCAGCGTTGACCTTATCGTGTGCGATCCGCCCTACGGCACCATCAAAGGAATGATCACGCATTCATGGAGCGACGACACCACGCACTGGGACACTACCATTGAGCCGGAGAAGCTGTTTACCGCGTGCGAACGAGTGATCAGGGTTAACGGCGCACTGGTACTGTTTGCCATGGAACCCTATACCAGCCGCCTGATAACACAGGCGCACAGTAATCTGCCGTTCAGTTATCGCATGGTGTGGAAAAAAGAACACTTCGGTAATCCCCTGATTGCCAGGAGTGCGCCAGTCTCATACTTTGAAGACATTCTGGTATTTTTCAAAAAGTACGAAACAAACCTCATGAACCCTTTGCGTGAATATTCCCGCCGGGTCAGAGCATTTACCGGGGCAACAAAGGCACAGGTAGAGCGCGTGCTTGGACACAGGGGAGCCGATCACTTCTGGCGTGCCGACACGGTGCAATTCTCACTACCAACACGCAGCACATACGACCAGTTGACCGCTGCCTACAACCTGTCCGCCATGCCGGGCTTTATGACGTATGACGAGATGAAGCACAGCGAAATGGCATTGCCGCAACGCGTTTTCAATCTGCCACCAGGCAAGCGACATAAACCCAACATTCTGAAATATGCCCGCGACCGGGAAAAATATCACCCAACCCAGAAGCCGGTAGCGTTACTGGAAGACCTGATTCAGACCTACAGCAACCCCGGCGATATGGTGCTGGATTTCACGATGGGAAGCGGTTCAACGGGCGTTGCCTGCATCAATACAGGCCGCCGCTTTATCGGTATCGAAAAAGAGCAGCGTTACTTTGATATTGCGGAAAATCGACTCAGTAACGCAGCCGGGAAAGAGGTGGCTGCATGAACCGCATAACGACTGGCGCAATAGTCTCGTTGCTGATTGTGGCCGCCGCGCTGGCGTGGACTACCGACCACTACCACGGTAACGCCGTGCGCTACAAAGACCAGCGCGACACAGCCACTCACAACCTGAAGCTGGCGAACGAGACGATTGACGATATGCAGGTACGCCAGCGTGACGTAGCTGCCCTTGATGCCAGATATACAAAGGAATTAGCTGATGCACAGACCAGGAATACTGATTTGCAGCGCCGCCTTGCTGCTGGTGGCCGGGTGCGCGTCAAAGGACAGTGTACAGTGCCAGCCAGTACCACATCCGCCAGCACCGGCAGCGTGGGCGATGCTGCCTCCGTCGAACTCTCTACAGATTCTGGACGAAACGTTCTCGATATCAGAGCCGGAATTATCAGCGACCAGGCAAAACTGAGGTATCTACAGCAGTACGTCAGGGAACAATGCCGATAAAAAATACCCGCGTCAGTCACGGGAACTTTTGCGGGTTAATGCTACATAGTCAATGTTATATGGATAGTGGTGAACGCAGGCGGATTATCTGCCTGACATTAGCTACAGTCTATCAGGTAATGGTGAGTAGTACCGCAGGTGAGCATTTTCAGAAAAGCGCCTGTTGCGGTGTTGCCTTTGGATCGTATTCAGATACGGTGACGCCAAGTTCCTGTTCGAACCAGGAAGCCACCAGATGGCGGTGACAGAACTCTCCAGGCTTCTCCCAGCACAACAAAACAGGTTCATAACCTCCCGTCATGGCGTGAAGTTCATCCCACGTTCGTCGCGGATCGAGAGGCGCGAGAATTTCATTTCTGAATAACTCGTTATATTTTGCTTCTGAAACAGAATTAAACCAGGAACCCGGAGCCAGTTTGTTATAAATACGATAACCGGCGGGCGTGTTGCGTGGAGCATATCTGGCGATACTGATTCGTCCATCGCCTTTATACAGCGAAAAGCAGGATGTTTTCATTGATTACCTCATGGTTGACGGTTGTTACAAGGGATTGCCACCAGGTGAGTTTCTGATGGCTGTTTCGTTATCAGCAGTACAGGGTTAACAGTGCAGGTTTTTCGTCGTTTACGTTACCCTGAATGAACCCGATTTTTTCGCCTTCCTGATTGAGGAAAAATACGGTTGTTTGCAGATAATCAAGTTTCATTTTTCTCATTTTTGCCGGATTTAAATTAAGTTCTTTTAAAATATTAATTGCTGCGTTGATGTTTGATTTTGCTGTAGTGGTTTTAACTACCAGTTCAATATATTGATAAGTCATAATGGTTTCCTTTTTTATTCTGTTGGTTAATGTGTTTTTCTATATTTTTATTATATCAATGTAGCGCTGTTAGTACAGTGTTTTATTTAAAAATACCTTATTTATCATTATCTTATAGTGGTGCCGTTATGTTTATCGGGTCATTACCTAAAAAATTAATCACACAGATGTTGATTAATATACAGCTTAAATCTGATGTATATATCGGTTGCTCAGGCTCATTCAGAATTGAGCACGCCATTAAAAATATGATGCCGGAGAAAAAAGTATACGGTAATGATGTTTCATTGCTCTCGTGTGCGGTGGGATATTTACTTACAGGGCAACGGCTGGACGTGGAATTTACCGGGAGGCTGGAGCCACTCAATCAACTTCGCGGTGATATAGTGGCAAACACATCTGCAATATGCCTTGCTGTAATGCTGTCCCGGTTCAAAGGCAATAACCAGTACAGCCAGGCACACTTTGCTCACATTCTGCGTAATCTGGCCGATTATCACAGCGCTGAGAGAGAAAAACTGCTGCGTTACACCGATGGTTTCAGTCTTGATGGCTTCCATGCCGGGGATTTCCATCATCAGATTGATGCAGCAAGGGAAAATGGAGGAACGCTAATCATGTTCGCACCAACCTATAAGGGCGGATATGAAAACCTGTACAAATTCGTAAACGAGAACACAAAATGGGATTCACCCTCCTACGGAGTATGGGACCCTGAGAATATTGGCGATCTGGTCCTTGAACTACAGGACAACAATCAGAATTTTGCGATCATCACCGATCGCCGGCTGGAAAGCACCGAACCGCGGATGATGTTTGCCGGAGGCAATAAGCCGGTTTTCCTGTACGCTAACGATGCCCGGTCATCATTACGCCGTGAAAACAAAAAATCGCAGCCATTCCGGTATAAAGTGATTGATCCCGATGCAGTGAAAGCCGACAGCCGGATTGAAATCAGCCCGCTAACCTCTCAGCAGCTAAATTTTCTGAAGGATGTCTATCTGGCCAAAGGTATTAACCATAAAAACGGAATGATTAATTTCGGCGTGTTTATCGACGGAATGCTGGCTGGCGCTTTCATTTTTTCCCTGTCTCAGTACGGGGACAAAATACACAGCATCTACATGTTGAGCGACTTCTCAACGACCAGACTGCGGAGGATCTCCAAACTCATTCCCATGCTGGCAACCAGTCGTGACGTTATTAACTTCGTTAACCGTAAATACATGATCGACATCCGATCGGTAAGTACCACTGCATTCACCCGCAATCCCGTTTCAATGAAGTACCGGGGGATCTATGAACTGGTCAAACGCGGAGAGGGATTTCTGAATTATGAGTCTGCGGTAAGAGAACAGACACCGCAGGAAATTTATCTCACCTGGTACAGAAAATATGCCACTTGATACTGAAATTATCGCCGTCGAACCGAAAAGTCTCAGGCTGCTGGAAAAAAACGCCCATTATATGGAGCCTGCCGAATTTGAAAGACTGGTGGAAAACATCAGAAAAGATGGCGTTCTGACCAGTACGCCGGTTGTGTATCAGGGAACGGTGCTTTCCGGCAATCACAGGGTGCAGGCGTCAATTACGGCCGGACTGGAAGTCATTCAGGTCATTAATATCCGGTCAGAACTGACAGAAGATCAGCAAAAAGCCATTCAGTTAAGCCATAACGCCATAAACGGAAAAGACGATAACAACCTGCTTCAGGAGTTATTCGACTCTATCGACAGCCTGGATATGAAGCTCTATTCCGGCCTGACAGATGACGACTTCAAAATTACCGACATTGATGTGCAGACGCTTTCATTTGTTCAGCCATCCTGGGAAGACATGGTGATTGCGTTCCTGCCGGAAGAGAAAGCCTTGTTTATTGAGGCGCTGGAAAAAATAGGGAAAAAGGCCAAAGACCGGTTGATTGTTGCTGGCCGTATTAGTGATTTTGACCAGGTATTTAATGCTGTCATCAATGCCAAAAGCAAACTGAACATTATCAATACCGCCGAGGCGCTGAAAACGATGGCGGAGCTTGCGTTACAGAAACTTGAGGAAACGGAAGATGAACCAGAAGCCTGAGATGGATTTAGCGAAAGCGGAAGCGCTGGGGGCCATGCAAATGAAATCACAGCAGATTGCCTGCGCTATGGATATAGATCTGAACAAACTACGGGAAGATAAAGAACAATACGACACCTTCATGGCGGCAGTAAGTAAGGGCAGGGCAAAGGGAGAGGCGGAGATAAGAAGCCTGCTTTTTAAACGCGCAAGGGAAGGTGACAGCGTCGCCATTCGTGAGTTACTCAATTACAGGTAAGGATGGTGGCGAATGAGCAGACCGGACGAGAGCTCACTGAAAAGTGATTACTGCGCCGGGGTGCTTTCAATCCAGAAGGTTGCAGTAAAGCACGGTATCGCCAAATCCACACTGATAGATATGGCGAAAAAAAATCAGTGGACGCGGGAAAAAAATCCGACCAAAAAATCCGACCAAAATGAAAATGGTCGGACGGACGGTCGGGAAAAAAAATACCTTAAAAATTCAGATGAAAAAAATCCAGGAAATTTTCCATCTGATAACCGATATAGCGATAGCGACTATACGTTCAACCCAGATGATTTCGGTATTTCAGAACAGCAGGGCGTTTTCGCTGAATATGTGGCAGCAGGTAAAAGCCTGGCTGAAGCCTACCGTCTTGCTGGCTATCAGGGAGAGGGGAATACAATCTATGTCAACGCCAGCCGGTTACTAAGAAATGCTAAGGTTTATCGTGCCATTCGCTGGCTGCGTGACAAGCGCCAGCGTCGGCTTGCTCTCACCGAAGACGAAATCATTCACCAGCTTTCCGCTATTGCCAGTGCCGATCCCAATGAAATTTCTCACATTCGCCGCGTGAACTGCCGTTATTGCTGGGGAAAAAACCATCAATATCAGTGGCGTGATATGGATGAGTACCACGCTGCGCGCGAGAAGGCACTTGATGGCGAGATGCCTGAATATGGCGGGATCGGCTTTTTTGATTCTGCTGTCCCTAATCCTGAATGTCCACGCTGTGGCGGAGAGGGCGTACCCGATATCTATTTCGCCGACACTACCATGATTGATGGTCCTGCCAGATGGTTGATTGCCGGTGTCAGACAGACCATGAACGGACTTGAGGTGAAGATTGCCAGCCAGGAATCTGCCCGCCGGGAACTGTTGCGCATTCTGGAACGACATCTTGCCAGTAAACCGGAAGAACCACAGATACCGGGAGACGATTACCGGTTACAGGAGCTGACTCCTGATGAAGCTGTACCCCCAAAGCCCGTCCTCTGACGAGGTGGTCAGACTCACCCCAAAGCAGGCAAATATTTACGTCTGGGGCTGGCAGCCAGAAGCCCGTTTCCGTGATGCCGTATGCGGGCGACGTTTCGGTAAAACATATCTGGGAAAGGCGGAAATCCGCCGGGCGGCACGTCTGGCGCAAAAATGGCACGTCAGTATCGAGGATGAGATCTGGTACTGTGCGCCTACTCAAAAACAGGCAAAACGTGTTTTTTGGCGGCGTCTCAAACAGGCCATTCCTCCTGCATGGCGTGCCGGTAAGCCAAATGAGACCGAACTTTCCATCACGTTGAAAAGCGGTCATATCATCCGGTGTGTCGGTCTTAACAACTATGATGATCTGCGCGGCTCCGGACTGTTCTTTGTTCTTATTGACGAATGGGCGGATTGCCCCTGGGCTGCATGGGAAGAAGTCATTCGCCCGATGCTTTCCACCTGTCGCTATGTTGTTGACGGTGTGGGCCGGGTTGGCGGTCATGTGCTACGCATTGGTACGCCCAAAGGGTTTAACCACTGCTATGACACCTGGCTGGACGGCCAGGAAGGACGGCAGCCAGATCACAAAAGCTGGCTGTATACGTCAGTTCAGGGCGGGAATGTTCCACAGGAAGAAATAGACGCTGCCCGCCGCAAAATGGACCCGCGTACATTCCGCCAGGAGTATGAGGCCAGTTTTGAAAACTACCAGGGTGTTGTCTATTACTGTTTTGATCGCCGGAAAAACCATACTGATATTACGGTACAACCTGGCGATGCGCTGCATATCGGAATGGACTTCAACGTCGGGAAAATGGCAGCGGTGGTTTACGTGCTGCATGACGGCCTGCCGTATGCCGTGGATGAGTTTATGGATGTATTTGATACCCCGGCCATGACGAAGGCAATCAATGATCGTTACGGCGAGGGTGGGCATTCCATTACCATTTATCCCGATGCCAGCGGTAAAAACCGACAGACCAGTAATGGACTAACGTCAGATATCGCATTGCTGGAACAGGCCGGGTTTGATGTTTGCGTCAATAACAGCAACCCCGCAGTGAGAGATCGTATTAATGCCATGAACGCTATGCTCTGCAATACCGTCGGTGAGCGGCGTTTACGCGTGAATACCACCACATGCCCACGCTTCACACAGTGCCAGGAGCGCCAGATCTACAACGACAAAGGCGAGCCGGACAAAAAAGCCGGTTTTGACCATGCCAACGATGCCGGAACCTACCCCATAGCTTACCTGTATCCGATTAACGCACCGGCAGGCGATCTCGAAATAGGATTCTTATACTGATGAGCGACAGTAATATTAACTACAGACATCCGGCATACAGTGAGTTCTTGCCGGAATGGCAGATGGTCGGCGACTGTGTAGACGGGGAGCGGGCTGTCAAAAAACAGCGCGAAAAATACCTCCCCCATCCGGGGGACGAAGGTCAGAACAGCGAACAGGATCGGGAGCGCTATAAGGCTTATCTGAAACGGGCGCCGTTTATCAATGCTACCGGAAGAACATTAACCGGACTTATCGGTATTGCATTCAATAAACCCGTAAAAATCCAGCTTTCCGGGAAGCTCACCGCCATAGAATCGGATGCCGACGGTGAAGGGCAGCCGCTCACGCAGCTAATCCGTGATGCACTGAGCCAGAACCTGCAACGGGGGCGGGCAGGAATACTGTCAGATTACACTTCCGGTGGCACTCAGACGGTGGCGACGGCGGGGCGTCCGGTTATCCGGCTGTTCACCGCGAAACAAATCATCAACTGGCGCGTCACGAACAATAAAACGTCACTGGTTGTTCTGCACTATCAGGAGCCGGTAAACGATCCGGATTCGTTTGAACTGATTATGCAGGATTTCTGGCTGGAGCTGCGTCTTGTTGATGGTTTTGCCATGTCAAGAAAATGGCAGGAAAGCGACGAAGGCATTCAGGCGAACGAATGGGTGGATCTGAAAGATGCAGGCGGTAAACGTATGGAAGAACTGCCCTGGGCGTGGATTGGCGCTGTCAATAACGATCACACGCCGGATGCACCGCCGCTGGCAGATATCGCGTACATCAATATCAAACACTACCAGGCCGAGGCCGATATTGCTGAAATAGCGCACACAGTCGGGCAGCCAACTATCGCAATATCAGAAGTGTCTCAGCAGTGGGTGGATAAAAACCTTAAAGGTGTGAAGGTTGGTGCAAGAAACGGCCTGATGTTGCCTGTTGGCGGAAAGATTTCAATGGTGCAGGCAGAAGACCGCAACCTGCCGCTTATCGTTGCCGAACGGCGCGAAAAACAGATGGCTATGCTGGGCGCTAAGCTGGTGGAACGCAATACCTCCGCAAGAACCGCAACACAGGCCAGCGATGAAGCCCAGACCGATAATTCTGTATTGTCGTTATGTGCCGGGAATGTTGAGCAGGCAGTTAACCGGGCGCTGTCTTTCGCTGTGGCGTTCGCAGGGAGCGGTGACGGGCAGATTGAACTGAACAAGCGCTACGAGTTGTCACAACTGGATTCTGCCTCACTGACGGCAATGATGGCTATGGTTCAGTCCGGGCAGATGCGGCTGATTGATTTTATTCGCTATCAGCAAAGTATCGGCCTTATCGACCAGCAGGAAAAGCCGGAACATATTGAAGATGAACTGCGTAATGACGGGGTTGACCTGACGGGTGGCGATGATGGCAACGGTGAATGAACGTCTGCTGGATGAGTCCATCGCCCACGCGCTGTATCTGTCGCGGTACTCGACGGGAACCGCAAAAAAAATGGTTAAGTTGCTCAATGACAGTGACAAAGAGCTTTCTGCTCGGTTGCTTGTAGCCCTGGAAGATGCTGACGCCGACAGTTTAACGGTTCAGCGACTTAATACCCTGTTGCGGGACGTCCGTAAGTTTAACAGCCAGGCCGTTGAGCATGTTTTCTCCGCGCTGGGCGATGATTTGCGGGATTATGCGTCGTATGAGGCGCAGTATCAGTACGATTTGCTCAGTCATCTGCTGCCGGACATCGTGACGGAGCGCTATCCACTGACGGGACTGTCTCCGCACCAGGTGTATGCGGCGGCGATGGCCAGACCGTTTCAGGGGCGGTTACTCAGCGAGTGGGCCGACAATATCGCCGATGACCGTATGACCCGTATCAATAATGCCGTCCGGCTGGGGTATCTCAACGGGGATACCACGGAACAGATTGTTCGGAAAATTCGCGGGAGTCGGGCCAGACAGTATAAGGACGGCATCATTGAGTCCGGGCGACGGAATGTTATGGCGGTTGTGAAAACGGCGGTAGGGCATATGGCGGCGGTTGCGCGGGATGATTTTGCCAGTGCCAATGATTCTGTCATTAAGGGTAAACGCTGGGTGTCCACTCTGGATTTACGCACCACGCCGGGCTGTATTATCCGGGACGGACGGGAATACACCGTCGACAACAAGCCGGTGGGACACCATATTCCCTGGTTGCAGGGGCCGGGACGTTTGCATTTTTGCTGTCGAAGCGTGTACACCTTCATCACAAAAACATTCCGCGAGATGGGGATTGATATTGACGAAATACCGGAAGCAACCCGCGCCAGTATGGATGGGCCGGTTCCGGCGAGCACTACTTATGTTGAGTGGATACAACGCCAGTCGCCGGAACGTCAGAAAAAGGTGCTGGGAGCAATACGGGCAAAGCTGCTTCGGGATGGTGGCATGAAACCGGATGAATTTTTCACCGACAGGGGTGAGTGGATGACGCTGGAAGAGATGAAGGAAACCGACTACCAGGCGTTCGCTGATGCAGGCGTCGCCTGACAAACGAATGATATTTACCACGGGCTGCCATATGGCGGCCTTTTTTATTTACTGCGATCGGGGATCGCGCCATCACAACGGGGTTGATGATGAAACTGAAATTCAGGATCACAAAAGAAGAGTTTGACGCGTTAACGGAAGAACAACAGGCGCTATACGGAGAATCTGGCGAGGGCTATCAGATTGCCATTGAAGGAATACCGGATACATCAGCACTGGATGGGTTGAAGTTGAAAGTCGAGGAGCTGCTGTCAGAGAAAAAAGCCGAGCAGAAGAAACGCGAAGAGGCTGAAGCCGAAGCCGAAAAAGAGCGACTGGAGAAACTGAAGAAATCCGGTGACATCGAGTCGCTCGAAAAATCCTGGCAGGAAAAGCTGGAAAAGGCCGAACAGGACAGCAGGGCGAAAATCGATGCGCTGAACACCTCCATTCACAAAATGCTGGTCGATAACGTGGCGCTGGATTTAGCCACCTCACTGTGTGGTGAAGCGGCTCCTGTCATTCTTCCACATCTCAAAACGCGTCTGACCGTGGAGACCGATTCTGACGGCAACCCGGTAACGCGTGTGGTGGATAGCGCCGGGAAACTCAGCGCGGCGTCACTGGACGATCTGAAAAAAGAGTTTACCGAGAACAAACTGTTCTCAGCACTGATTATTGATTCAAAAGCCAGCGGAACCGGGGGTGACGGTGGTGAAAAGAAACCTGACGCCGGGGGCGAAAGGCAGAAGAAAACAACCGTGGCGGGCGATCCGATGGTGGATGCTGCCCGTGAAATTATTGGTAATATGAATAAGGATTAACCTCCATGAGTTTAGTTATTTTTGAAACCCAGGTCTCCACGGCGGCAACGGAGCTTATTAACCAGAAGGTGCAGGAGTTCAACGCCGCTTCCGGTGGTTCTCTGGTGCTCGGCAATGGCGATCACATCGGTGATTACATCGAGAGAACAAGCTGGCAACTGATTGGCGGGCTGGCACAACGCCGTAACGCCTACGGCTCCGGAACGCTGACGCCGCAGGAGCTGGGGCAAATCCTCGACCGCATGGTGAAAATCGACGGTCGCGTGGGTCCAATCACTGTGACGCCGACCATGATGAAACGTCTGGGTAAGGATGTTGCGGAAGCCGCTGCTGTTGTTGCTGCACAGGCTGCAACCGCCATGATTCAGGATTACCTGAATACTGTGGGTTCTGCCCTGAAAACAGCCATTTCCACCAACAAAAAGGCGGTAACGGACCTGTCAGGTGCGAAAAACAGCCCGACCTCGCCGTCGCTGCGTGGGCTGAACAAAGGCACCCGCCCGTTTGGTGATGCTTATTCCCGTCTGATAGCCTGGGTGATGACCGGCGCGGCATTCAATGATTTCACTGACGAATCGCTGAACAACGCCGAGCGCCTTTTCCAGATCGGCAACGTCACCATCAAGCAGGACAGCATGGGGCGTCGTTTTGTCATTTCTGACATCCCGGCACTGATGGATGGCAATCTCCAGCATATTCTCGGACTGACGCTGGGAGCCGGGGCAGTTCAGACCGCGCCGCTGAGCATGAAGGCGCAGGATGTGCTGGGGCAGGAAAACCTTAAGGCGTTGATGCAGGGTGAGTACGACTTCACTATCGGTATCAAAGGCTACCAGTGGGCAACGGACAAGATTAAGTCACCGACCAATGATCAGATTTCCGCCGCCGCAAACTGGAGCCAGATTGCAACGGATGTGAAGGACACGGCGGGCGTTATCGTCACGTTTGGAGAAAGAGCCGCGGCGTCATCCGCTTCAGCATAACAATAAGGGGAGCTTCGGCTCCCTTTTGTTTCAGGAGGCTATTTTGCTTGTAACCGATCTGACGTCAGACAGTGCCGACAGCTATGCCGGGGTGGGCGATCTTCGTCATTATGCCGGGCTGCGGGGCTACTCAGTCCCGGAGGATGACGCATCCTGTGAAACACTTCTTATTAAAGCAATGGACTATCTTGCCGGTATGCCCTGGTGTGGAGAAAAGGCAGAGCGGGGGCAACCGCTGGACTGGCCGAGACGTGACGTTTGCGTGGATGGTGCCATCCTGCAGGATGGGTTGTTACCAAAACGGGTTGTTGATGCACAGTGTCGCCTGGCGGTGGAAGCACAGTCAGTTGATTTACAGCCCACGCTCAATGGTGAAGCCGACATTCTCAGTGAGAGCATCGCGGGGGCCGTTGCGGTCACTTACGATCCTGATTCGGCGGGAACACCACCATCATTTCCGTGGCTTGATACCATTTTGCGGGGACTGGTTGAAAATGGCGACGGGATCAATTTTGACGTTATGCGGGGGTAATTATGCCGTATGACTATTCACGGCTGAAAAATAGGGGTGCGGCGCTGATAAAAAAATACGGATATTCGCTGTCGCTGGTGCGTCCGGCGAAATCCGGTATTGATCCGGCGACGGGCGACAGACTGTCTGACGCAGAACAGCAGATATTCAGCGTAAACGGCATTGATCAGCAATACAAACAGTCTGAGGTTGACGGGACGCTGATACAGACAGACGATAAAAAAATACTGCTTACCGCTGAAACCGCGCCGGAGCAGGGAGATTATCTTACAGATGGTCTTTCCCGGTGGGACATTATCACCATCACGCCTGTAAAACCGGCAAACGATGTTCTTCTGTACTCACTACAGGTGAGGCTGGGAGGTCAGAATGGGGTTCGCGGATAAAATTCACCAGTTTTCCGTTGACGTGCCTGAGCAACTTTCCGGTACATCCAAAAAAATCGCCATCGATTTCTTTTCTGGTGTGATCCGGGACACGCCGGTTGATACCGGGCGTCTGCGGGGAAACTGGCAGTGTACAAGAGGAGAACCAGCATCCGGCGAACTTGATGTAACTGATAAGTCGGGGCAGGAAACCATCAACAAAATGGTTCAGACGGTGGATTCTGCGAAGGGTGACTTTGTGGCGTATCTCACCAATAACCTTGCGTATGCGGCGGTGGCGGAGTTTGGCCTGTGGAAGGATAAAGACGGCAAGCCTGCTAACGGACCAAAGACCACACACGGCTACTCAATACAGGCCCCTTCCGGTATGGTCGGGCTGAATGTGTCACGTATTAACATTTATATAAAACAGGCTATAGCGGAGATGAAAAGGCCATGAAAGACATCTCCACTGCACTGCGCACCCGTATGCAGGAGGCCGCAGTATCGCTTAATCTTCCTGTGGCCTGGCCGCTGGAGGACTTCACCCCGCCGGATGGCGACTGGCTCGAATTTATCTTTCGCCCGGCGTCTGATACACCACTGTCGCAGGGACCGGGGGGACTGAACACTATCTCGGGTTTTATCAGGATAACCGTTCACTGTAAGCATCGTGAGGGCGTCAGTTCAGACGCCCTTTTTTATGGCGACAGACTGAGAACCTTTTTCACCTCCGGCGTGACGCTCGACTGTAATGAGACGCGTGTCACCCTCAAAAACCGTGACTACAACGGTCCGTTACCCGTCGCGGGTCATGTTGCCTGGATACTGACCGTCTACTGGTCATCTTACGAATTACGGAGTTAATGCTATGACAGCACCGATTGTGGCCAGCTCAAAGCAGGTCAGCTACTACTATGTACCGGAAATGACCGAAGGGGAAACCCCCGCAAATCCGGCTTTTATTCGCATACCCAAAAAGCCAGGAGAATTAACCCTGAAACGGGAGACGTTCACGTCTGAACAGATACGCGGAGACCGCCAGACAGCGACGCTGGGCTATGGCGCGGAAAGTGTCGACGGTACGCTTGAAACCGAGTTTGCCTTTGCTGACTTTGATTTCCTGCTTCAGGCGGCATTGTGTAATGACTGGCAGAACGATGTACTGAAGGTCGGGCAGGTGAAAAAGCCGTTCACCGTTGAGCGCGTACAGAATGACCTCAAAAAATACCGTCGTTTTACCGGTTGCCTGGTGAACTCTTTAGATTTGAGCGTTGCCCCTAACGCCATCGTTACCGCCAGTTTTGCGCTGATGGGAGCGACCGCGACCTATGGCGACGCCGTGCTTTCAGGGGCCACTTACAAAGAGCTGGCCAATAACGATCCGTTCGACTCAACGGGCGAGAATGTGGCGCTGAAAGCGCAACTGAAAATCAACGGCAAGTCCAGCAACGTAGTCACTTCCATCAGCCTGAAACTGGATAACGGCGTTGCGCAGGCTCACGTCGTCGGTCAGCGGGCAGTTGCGACAACCGGGCTGGGTAATTCTTCCGTCACTGGTTCGCTGGCGTTTCTGTATACAGGCGATGATATTTCCGATTTGTTTATCAACCGCGAGGACGTGTCGCTGGAGTTCACACTCAGCGGGAAAGGCGGTTCATACACTTTCCTGTTGCCGCGCATCAAACTGACCAGTGAGTCTCCCGGCGAGCAGGATGTCTTCACCATCATTAACTCCGATTTTCAGGCACTGCTTGACCCGGCAACCGGAACCAACCTGCAAATCACCCGTAAGGCCGATACTCCGTCTCAGACCGCACATAATGACATTCCATCAGTACAAGGATAATACCCGATGAAAATTTCTGATTTTGCCACCCGTCAACGTGCCAACCAGGGCGAAAAAATGTTTCTGTCCCTGCCGGACGGTACTAAAACAGAAGAATACCTGATTGTGCGTGGTGTGGATTCTGACGCCTACAACCAGGCACGCAGTGAAGCCAGTCGTCGGGTGTTCTCGCTGAAAGAAGATGACGATCCGTCTCCGGTCGTGGAAGAAAACCGCTTCAATCTTATGACGAGTCTCGTTGCCGGATGGTCGCTGGAGGAAGAGTTCAGCGAAGCGAACCTCCGCGATCTGCTGAAAGAATGCCCGCAGATTGGCGACCAGATTAACCAGTTTGCGGCGAACCGCGCGGAGTTTTTCAGAAAAAAGCCGGAGAAATCCTCGACTACGGCAGATACCAGAAAAAGCTGAGTAAAAAACAAAAGGACGGAAAAACGCTGGGGGAACACTGCCAGCAGGCCGTGAAAGCCGGAATAACGCCGGATATTCTCATCAACGCCCCGACATTACCCGCCGGGGCAGAATATCTGTGGGAATGGTTTATCACCCTGACGCGTGGAAGTGCTGGAGAAGTGACGTACAGTGAGATAAAAGCCTGGTCAGAACTGACGGGAATCATCCCCACGGCTGATGAGGTGGGGGTGATTGTTGATCTGGCGGTGATATTTGCTGAAGTCTGATCACGCTGCCGTCGAGTGAAGTTTCAGACCAAGCGCCTTAACGACTTTCAGAATGGTGCCAAACTCAGGATTGCCGCTACCAGAAAGGGCTCGATACAGACTCTCACGGGATACACCTGCATCACGGGCAACTTGTGTCATTCCACGGGCGCGGGCAATGGTGCCAAGCGCTTTTGCGATGAAAGCGGGATCGTCTCCGGCTTCTTCCATGCAGGCGTTCAGATATTCAGCCATATCCTCTTCCGTTTTCAGGTATTCCGCTGTATCCCATTGTGCAAATTGTTCAGTCATTTTTTGCCTCTCTCCAGGCCTTAGCGATTTGCTTTGCCTGTTTAATATCTTTTGATTGCGAACTCTTATCACCGCCACAGAGTAAAACGACAACAACGTTGCCCTGTTGCATGAAATACACCCGATAACCTGGACCGTAGTGGATACGAGCTTCACTGAGTCCATCGCCAATGGGTTCTGAATCTCCAAAATTACCCGCCTTCATGCGATCTATTCGGGCAAGCACGCGGGCTTTTGCTCGTGAGTCTTTAAGAGACAACAACCAGTCAGAAAATGTTTCACTACGGATTATTTCTTTCATGATTAAATTGTAGCTTATGGGCTACATGGTTGCAATGTTTATCCAGTATCAGGAGCCCGATAATGGCAGACGAAATCGCCAGCCTTGTTATCAAGGTTGAATCAGGAGGCATCAATAAAGCCACTGACGCACTCAATAACCTGGCAAAATCCGGCCAGCTTGCCGAGGATGCCGCCGGGTCATTGTCAGATGCATGGGGCGGTCTTGGTAAAAGTGCGCAGACAGCAACCGGCTATCAGGACAGATACGTCCAGAGTGTTAACCGTTATCTGCGACAGGAAAGGGAGGCGCAGAAGCAGACCCGGTTAACGTCGGAAGAGTGGAATAAGCAGAATGACGCTCTTCAGGAGTTGCTGGGACAGATTAACCCACTGATAGGCGCATTCGGGCGACTGGATGAAGCGGAGAAAAAATTACAGGGCTTCCACAAGTCCGGACTGATGGATGCAGGCGATTTTAAGGACTACACCGCGCAGATTAATAAAATGCGCGTTGACCTGGAGGCGGCAGCACATGCCCGTACTGAACAGGGGCAGGCCGAAGCCAGAGCAGCACGTGAAGCGGCTGCGGTTGAGAAAGCTGCCACAGTTGCCAAACAGTCGTTTATCGACAAGCTGAAAACCGAATCCGAAACGCTGGGACTCACGACGCACCAGATGCTGGAATATAAAGCGGCACAGCTTGGGGTGACAAAGGAAGCGCAGCCATATATTGCAAAACTGAAAGCCGCAGAAGCCGCTACCGGTTCGCTGGGGCTGAAATCGGCAATGGCCCGTCGTGAGTTGGGTGTGCTGATTGGTGAACTGGCGCGCGGAAACTTTGGTCAGTTGCGTGGCTCAGGTATCACGCTGGCTAACCGTGCCGGATGGATAGATAAGCTGTTTACGCTTCGGGGGCTGGGTATTGCGGGCGTCATTGGCGGAATTGGCGCCGCTGTCTATGCGCTGGGTAAAGCCTGGTACGAAGGTTCTCAGGAAGCGGTCGAGTTTAACAAACAGCTTATTCTGACGGGAGGATATGCCGGAAAAACCGCAGGGCAATTGCAGGATATGGCCCGCGCATTAGCCGGTAATGGAGTCACACAGCACGACGCGGCGGGCGTGCTGGCGCAGGTAGTGGGGAGTGGTGCATTTTCTGGTAGTGATGTAAACATGGTGGCGCGTACCGCAGCCAGAATGAAAGAGGTTGTAGGGCAGTCGGTTGATGAGACCATCAGGCAGTTTAAACGCCTGCAGGATGATCCGGTTAATGCAGCGAAAGAACTGGATAAAACCCTGCACTTTCTGACCGCCACCCAGCTTGAGCAAATCCGGGTTCTGGGCGAGCAGGGTAGAACTGCCGACGCCGCGAAAATCGCCATGTCCGCTTATTCGGAAGAAATGAATAATCGGATGAGCGACGTTCACGACAATCTGGGCTGGGTTGAAAGCGCATGGAATGCCGTGGGGGATGCGGCGAAATGGGCGTGGGACCGTATGCTGGACATTGGCCGCGAAGACACGCTCGATGAAAAAATCGCGAAATTACGAAAAAAAATTAAAGACGGCGGGCAGCGGATAGGCAAAGCGTTTATTCCTGTAACCCAGCAGGACAGGGATAGACTTGCCGCGCTAGAGGAGGAGGACTTTCAGGAGAAACTGAAGGCCGCGCAGGATCAGGCTGAGCGTAATTACCAGGAAACGCAGAAGCGCAGGAATAAAGAAAACACCGCGCTTGATCATGATAACGAAACGGAGGAGATGCGTCATAAGAATAAGATTGACTGGATTAAGTCACAGGAATATGCCGATGCCTCAAAGCGTAATGCCGCACTGGAACGCGAAAACGAACGCCATAAAAAGGCAATGGAACGCCAGACGAAAAAGCCATCTGCTTACCACGACGACGAAGCCACCCGTCTGTTAACTCAGTACCGCGAAAAACAGTCTAAGTTGCAGGGAGAACTGGACAATTCCCGCCTGTACAGTAACCAGAAACTCACTGAGTCCGAAAAAGAGCTTCTGGCACTGGAAACGCGCATTGCCGGGATGAAGGGAAAAGCTCTTACCGCGGCAGATAAAAGCATCCTGGCTCACCAGAAGGAACTGGAAGCGATTCTGGGGATTAATGCGGGAATAGAGAAACAACTCCGTAATCAGGCAGCGTTAAACAAGTTGCAGGAGAAAGGCGTTCAACTGGCTCAGCAGCACCGGCAACAGCTTGAACAACTCAGGGCTAAAGGTGAATTTGACGTTGCCTCAATGGGAATGGGGAGCAAGAAACGCCAGCGGGCGCAGGAGGAGTTCAATCTCAAACAGCAGTTTGCCAATGAGATGAAGGAAATCGATCGCGTTACTCAGCGTGATGGCACTTATGGTTCCCAGGAATATTTTGCACTGGCAGCCGAAAATGCTGCTTCTCTTAACGAGCAACTGGTTCAGATGAAGCAGAACTACGAGAATATTGATGCGGCGCAGGGGGACTGGGTAAACGGCTTTTCAGCAGCATACCAGGATTTCATGGCTCAGGGTGCCGATGTTGCGGGAATGACAAAGCAGGTATTCAGTAACGCCTTTAATGGTATGACTGACGCGCTGACGCAGTTTGCACTGACAGGCAAAATGAATTTCAAAAGCTTTGCTGTTTCGGTGCTGACTGACCTGGCAAAAATGGAAGCTCGTATAGCCACCTCAAAAGCGTTAGGTATGCTGATGAACTGGGGAATGAGTGCTATGGGTATTGGCGCGGCGGGCGCAGCAGGAGGCAGTACACCTTCGGGGGCGTATGAATCAGCCGCAGCCGGCCTTCAATTTGCTAAAGGTGGTGCTGTTTCATCACCAGACCTCAGCATGTACAGCGGTCAGATCCTGACTCAGCCGACATTCTTCAAATTTGCCCGTGGCGGTGGCGTTGCCGGAGAAGCGGGGCCTGAAGCCATTCTCCCGTTGGCCCGTGACAGTCGCGGCTATATGGGCGTGCGTCTTGCTGATAAAGGCGGAAAGCAGCAACTTCCCCCGATTCAGATCACCGTGACGCAGCATATTGACCAGCGCGGAACGGACCAGAATGACCAGGCGGCCGCGAAGCGTAATAACCTGCAACTGGCAAAAATGTTGAGTGATATGGTTGAAACGAAGATTAATAGCGCTATCGATAACGAAATGCGGCCAGGTGGAAAACTGGCAATGGTGCGCTGATATTGATCACCAGCGCACCTGTTTTTCGGGGGGTGCCAACATTCCATTAGTTAACCCCTTACGAACGGGCGCTTATTTTTGCTGCAACCCCGTGTTTAGCAGGAATAGCATCTTTGCGTATTGCCATGAAACCAGCGCGATCCTGTAACCATAAAAATGTGTCAATTGTGCCAACAATGACCTCATCATCTAGCTTTTTCTGCGAAATGTTACCTGAGCTATCTACTTCAATAAGCAGGCGATCGCCGCGCTTCAGTTCGCCAAAATAGGGAAGGTGGTTTTTTCCCGTGTTGGTTTTCTGATTTCTGGCTTCACTGGCAATTTTCCTGTGTTCGATTTCCAGATCTTTGAGGTATTCAATGGCTTCAGTTATTTGCTCAGGACTGAGTTGCTGGATCTGATCAACCCCGAAACGCTGATGAACAAGCTTCCATATGCCAGGATAAGCCTTGCCAAGGTCTGTGGTGATTAAGCGCTCAACGAGCTGGCGGAGGGGCGTTGTCTGTTTTGATGTGCTAAGATTCGGTCTGGATTTTGTGGTGGCGTTGTTTTTTACGGGAACGTTGAAATAGTTATTTTCAAGATCTTCAAGTAACATGTCTGCTTCATCGGTATTGAACAGCCGGAGAAGTTTTGTAATACCGCGTTCATTAAGTAATATGAGTTTACCTCCATGAGTAGTTGACGTCATATTGCCACGAATCATGGTTTTTTTGATTTTTCGGCGTTCTTCTCCCGTCACGTAAAAATAGTGTTCACCTTCAATGAAGTGGGCGCGATATCTGCCGAAGATCTGACGGATGTACGTAGGTTCTTCACCCATGAGCATTGCTACAAGTTCAGTAGTGAGAACTGGTTCATTATAATAAGTGACAACTTTGAGGGACTTTACTGAAATGGGGTTACTCATAATGACCTCTACTTATTTTTCAGATGAATTAATTTATCTGTCATGATTAATTCACATGGGGTTTGGGATAATGCAATTAATTTTTCGTGGTGTTTTATTTGTCTGTGTTGTCTTTAGTTAATTGAGCACATTTCACCGTGGTTTGTTATGTGTTTTTATTATATCAATGTGATGGGGGTAGTACATTATTTTTAATTAAAAAATATCATATTTTTCATGTCCTTATTCTATTTCAGAGTTTCGCTTTAAATCTCTGTCGTAAAAATAATAAAAATATCTAATTGTCATTTTAGGGAAGTATTCTCGGGTGTGGGCTGTGCTGACAGAAAACCATCAAAGTAGTGAGGCATTAGGGGAACGTTTGAATAAATGATGTATTAATATATTTGATCTATACGATCGATATATGTGATTGAACTTATCCGCCTGCTACTGATTTATTGAGCCTGTACAGTAAATAAATTAGCAAAAGGAAAATTTTATGAAGAAGATTGCAGCGGCGGTTCTGGTTGGTCTGGTGCTGGGTAGCGTTGGTGTGGTGAATGCTGAGTCCCGGAATACTGTTTCAATAGGGTATGCCTACACTGATTTAAGTGGCTACATTTCTGGTAACGCAAATGGTGCCAACCTCAAATATAACTGGGAAGATTTGGATAGTGGGTTTGGGGTGATGGGGTCGGTCACATACACTACCGCTGGCATTGAAAATGGTTACGGAAACAAAGTGGGGGATGGATATTATACGTCAACCCTCGTTGGACCCTCTTATCGTTTCAATGATTATATCAATGCTTACGTGATGATTGGTGTCGGGAATGGACGGCTCAACGATTACCTCGGTAATTCTTACGATAAAACCAGCTTTGCTTATGGTGCCGGTATTCAGGTTAATCCGGTTGAACATATCGCTGTTAACGCTTCCTATGAACATGCGAGCTTCTCCACTGATGCTGACGGTGACATCAACGCCGGAACTTGGGTGCTTGGTGTAGGTTACAGCTTCTGATGACAAAACCCGTCAGAACAAGTGGAGATAAAGTATGAAGAAAATAGCTGCATTATGTATTGCTATTTCTTTTTTAACTGGTTGTGCTGTTAATTTGCCGTTTAATAACAGGCTTTCATATAGCGCAATAAAGGAATTACGACAAAGCATTCACCCGACAGGAGCTAAAATAAACATTTCATGGGAACCTTCCGGTTTCCCTGAGCGTATTGATGTTCATGGCTCAAGTGGGTTTGTTGGTGGTGGTTCAAGAACGCGGATACCCACAGGAATCGCATTATCAGCAAGGATAGAAGAAGCAATATCATCTTACGCAGATATCGCACCTGATGGGAAAAATCTGATCATTAAGGTTGATGATGCTCAAAGCAAATTTGAGTTCGCTTCTGGCCTCGTTAACGTAACGCCTACTATAGATGTTGCAGATGCTACATTTAAGGCCACATTCAATCTTGATGGTGATGTCTGGACAAAAGAGTACAAATCAAAGTTGAAAGATCCGACTATCGGGGGAACCAGCGAAACCGGATTACTTGAAAAAGCATGGGATAATATAGCCGTTCAGGTAGCTACGGATGTGGCACGTCATCTCAGGCAATAACTGGATTTGAATTCACTTACATTGTGCCCCAAACATTATGGGGCATTTTTTTGCCTGGTGATAGCGGTGTGCAGCAATCTTAAGAATTTCGTCGGTGGGGAGTTAATCCAGAACAAAGCCTCTTTAATCAATAAACAAAGCGGGTGAGATACCAAACCGGGATGACAGCTTTTTGATGTGGTTAACGCTGAGATTGCGCTTTCCGTTCAGTACGCGGGATACCATTGATTTAGAACCGATTTCATTTTGAAAATCAGAAGTGGTTAATTTGTACTGATCCATGAGCGTTCGCAGAATCGCAAGACCCGCAGGGATAGCATTCATTTCTTCACGGAGCGCAACGATTTCAGGCTGACCGTCTTCATAGGTACGGATTCGATTACAGACGATATCCAGTAAAGGGCTACCCGGATTCTCCATTAACAGGTGTTCGACAAGTTCCAGGGCCTCTTCGTAATCTTTCTCGTCAGGGTTATCTCCCAGAAGAGGAACGGCAGCTATAAGGGCATTGGTCGCTTTAAGTGCGTCGGCAACGATCATTATCTTTTCCCCTTTGTACGGTGTTGAGAAGTAAACCTGTCGTACTCACTATGGTTGAATACATGGCGAATATAAAACTTCTGACTCTCGAAAAAAACAATTGCGATAATTCTTATATTATTGTTTGCAATATCAATAACATAATGTTTATCCAGATATTTAAAATTATCCAGAGATGGATAGATTTTTTTCAGATCTTCGGGTGTAGGGCAATTACCTTTCTCTATGTTCCGACCAAACTGTAGAAGCTCTTTTTTATACTGAGGGTATCTGTTAACTGCTTCATGGATCGCTTTCATTGAGATAAGGTGCATTGCGTTTATTCCGTTGTCTATATGTAAATATAATACCATGAGTTGCCAATGTGTCAACTTATAAATAGCGTATAAGCAGGGGTATCAATGAGAACATTTAACTGGCCTGTAGACCAGACGTTGCAGGTGAAGGTCGCTCCACGCGTCAAAGTCGTCAAATTTGGTGATGGCTACGAGCAACGAGCACCGGATGGACTGAATACTGATCTGCGAACATACACCGTTAAGTTCAGCGCGGAATCAGCAGATATTAACCTTATAGACAAATTCCTCACTGAACATGCCGGGTATCAGGCGTTTGTGTGGGTGCCACCAGATCGCTATAAAACGGGAAGGTATAAGTGCGAGGAGTGGAGCAAGGAAGTTAGCGGCCTGTGGGACACACTGACGGCGACGTTTGAACAGGTGGTGGTCTAGCATGAGTTTACTGCCCGACATTTATTCTGTCGGGCGTGTAATGATTATTTATTCATAACCTGTTTAATTGCTTCCTGTGCGCAGTGCTGGTCGTCGGCAGGGCCGCCAGTTCCGGCCACGCCAATTGCGCCAATAACCATGTCTCCGGACTTAACGGGTACACCACCGCCCAGTAACAGTAGCTGCGGTACAGTGTTCAGGTTCTGCGTTTCAGGATTAGATGCTGCTTTTTTAGCAAGCTCGCGGGTATCGCTTTTGGTGGAAAGCGCAGTGTAGGCTTTTTTCTGGGCAGCCAGCGTGTTGTGAGGACCTACGTTGTCGTCACGTTGCAGGGCGACAAGATTTCCTCCTTTGTCAACAACGGCAACAACGCCGGTTTTGTTTTCACTGTGACAAATTTTTAGCGCGGTGCTGACCAGTGAGTTGGCGATAGCTGATGGCATGTCATGATACTGAGCCTGCTGGCCGGCAAACGCGGATTTTCCCAGTAAAACAGCAGGAATAACAAAAAAAAGAGACAGCTTTTTCATTTAGTTCACCTGATAAGGTTTTGGGAACCTGAGTCTATCAGCGTCTGATAAAGAAATTATCTATTAAATGGATAGGTGAAAATACAATAATTAATCATTGATTAATTGTTGCTGCTTACATTATTAAATTATCCCTTAAACCGTAAAATGGATTAATTGAAAATGAGCAAGATGATTAAATATTCACTGGCGGCGGCCCTTATGTCCGTATGCGCTTTCTCAATGGCTGCAACCAGCGAAAAGTCTGCAACCCCGATGAAAAACCCTGTCAGTGTTCATGTGCTGAACCTTCAGACTGGCATACCGTCTGAAGGCGTGACTGTGGTACTGGACAAGAAAGAAGGCGACAAGTGGATTAAACTGAACTCGGCTGTCACCAGTCAGGATGGTCGTATTAATGCCCTTTACCCGGACGGGAAGGAAATTCAGCCGGGGGATTATCGTGTGACTTTTGAAACAGGCAAATACTACGCCGATCATAACGAAGATACTTTCTTCCCTGAAATTCCGGTGATTATCCATGTACCAAAAGCGGGTGAGCACTATCATGTGCCACTACTGCTGAGCCAGTATGGATACTCAACGTATCGCGGCAGTTGATCACGAACACTTTAATGAAACACTAATGAATAAAGACGCCTTATGGCGTCTTTATTGTTGTAACACCGATAATATTACTCCACTACACCGCACGCAAAACGAGCACCACCGCCACCCAGAGGCGCTGGATTGTCGGAGTAATTATCCCCGCCTTTGTGGATCATCAGTGAGTGACCTTTCAGTTCTGACAGTGATTTAAAGCGGGGAGCAAGGAGTTGGTAAGTCGCAGTCCCGTCTGCATTGACAACCAGTCCGGGGAGATCTCCCAGGTGACCTTTGTCATTATAGGGACCAAGATGTTTACCTGTTTTCTCCGGGTCAAGATGCCCTCCTGCCATTAACGCAGGTACGCTTTTGCCATCTTTCATTCCAGGCATGCAACTCGGGTTTGTATGCACATGGAATCCGTGAATTCCCGGCGTAAGACCCTTGAGGTGAGGAGTGAAAAGCAGACCGTAAGGTGTTTCTGAAACTGTGATTTCACCGATGTTTTCTCCGGTTCCGCTGGACAGGGCGTCGTTCATCTTTACAGTCAGGTTATTTTCTGCCATTGCTGAACAACTGATGAGCGCACCAGCTACCAGCGACAATATTGTGTATTTCATTAGTTACCCTCATTTTTTTGGTTGTACCGTGAATACTAATAATAAAGGTAGGTATATTTTTGCAATATAAATAATAAAGGATCTTTCAGATATGCAGGACATTCCTCAAAGTACCCTTAATGAAACAACCAAAACAGAACAACCCGCCAGGGTTGTGCTGTGGGAACTGGATTTAACCCTTATTGGCGGCGAGCGATTTTTCTTCTGCAATGGAGCGAACGAGAAAGGCGAGCCGGTAACGTGGCAGGGCAGGCAATACCAGCCTTATCCGGTAAAAGGCGATGGTTTTGAAATGAGAGGCAAAGGGGTCAGTAACCGTCCCACAATTGAAGTATCAAACCTGTTTGGCCTGGTAACTGGTATAGCAGAAGACTTAAACAGCCTGGTGGGATCTCGTGTTTATCGTCGCCAGGTGTATTCAAAATTTCTCGATGCGGTAAACTTTACCGATGGCAATCCAAACGCCGATCCGGAGCAGGAGATTGTTCAATTTTATATAGTTGAGCAACTGAGCGCGCTTAATGCCAAAGGGGCAAAATTTACGCTTGCCTCTCCGGTTGAAGCTGATGGTGCCGTTATACCAGCAAGAACCATGCTGGCAACGCCAGATGGCTTTCCGTCAATTGGTAAACTTTCCCGGTAAAAAACATGATTAATGATGACATTCTGGCGCATGCCCGACAGTGTGCGCCCGCGGAGTCGTGCGGCTATGTGGTCAGAACGCCGCAGGGCGAACGGTATTTTCCGTGTGAAAATCTGTCTGCTGAACCCACAATGTATTTTCGTATTTCACCGGAAGATTACCTGCTGGCCAGCGCGGCGGGTGAGGTGGTGGCGCTGGTACACAGTCATCCAGGCGGTAAACCATTCCTCAGTAGCGGCGACCGCACGATACAGTTACAGACGGCGCTTGCGTGGTGGCTGGTCTGTGACGACCAGATTTATAAATTCCGCAGCGTGCCGCACCTGACAGGCCGACAGTTTGAGCATGGTGTATACGACTGTTACACGCTGTTCCGTGACGCTTACCATCTGGCGGGGATTGAGTTACCTGATTTTCACCGCGAAGAAGACTGGTGGGATAAAGGTGAAAACCTCTATCTGGATAACCTGGAGGCAAACGGTTTTTATCAGGTTCGCGCGGATAAAGCGCAGCCGGGCGATGCGCTTATCTGTTGCTTTGGCACATCGACCGCCAATCACGCGGCGATTTATTGTGGCAACGGGGAGCTATTGCACCACGTACCTGAACAACTGAGTAAACGCGAGAGGTATAACGAAAAATGGGAAAGACGGACGCACTCAATCTGGAGATGCCGGGCATGGCAACCCTCCGCCTTTACGGGGATTTGCAACGATTTGGAAAGCGCTTCGATCTCAGCATAAAAACCGCAGCGGAAGGGCTTCATGCGTTGTACCTCCAGATACCGGGACTCAGGCAGAGGATACAGGAAGGGTGGTATCAGGTCAGGATTGCCGGTAAGGATGTTACGCCGGATGACGTCACGGCCAGGCTGCACGAACCGTTGCCATCCGGCGCCGTTATTCACATTGTGCCGCGTATGGAAGGAGCGGGGAATGCCGGGATATTTCAGATCGTTGCAGGTGTTATCCTAATCGCTGTGGCATGGTGGAACCCGGCAGGTTGGCTTGGCGCGGCTGCCGTTACCGGGATGTATGGCGCCGGTGCTGCTATGGTTGTCGGTGGTTTTGCTCAGATGTTGGCACCAAAACCTCAGTCACCCTCAATGAGCCACGCCGATAATGGTAAAGCTAGCGTTTACTTTTCTTCTGTCGATAACATGATTGCCCAGGGGAATCCGGTTCCGATCCCCTACGGTGAAATTATGTGTGGCTCCCGCGTTATCAGTCAGGAAATCACAACCCGTGACGAAAGTACGCCGGACAAGGTTATAAATCTCGGGGGAATGCCGTTCTTCAGTCGTAAGGCGAGAGAACGTGCGCAGGATAAGCTGGAACAGCAACTTATTGATCAGGGGCTACCCATCACAAAGCCAAGAGTGCTGATCCGATAACGATAAATTGTATTTTGTTGTATGTAGTATCGTACAACATATTACAAATACTACATTTACAGATAACCGCCGCCTGGCGGTTTTGTTGTTTCTGGAGTACAGACATGTCAAAAGGCGGCGGCAAACAGCATACACCCCGCGAAGAGCGCGATAACCTGAAGTCGGTGCAGGAGCTGAGCGTCATCGATGTTATCGGGGAAGGCCCGATACAGGGACCTGTTAACGGCCTGCAAAGCCTGCTTCTTAACGATACGCCGGTAGTTGATGCGCAGGGCGGCGTTAACGTTCACGGCGTCGAAGCGCAATTTCGTTCAGGGGAAGATCATCAGTCGCCACTGGAGGGCTTTGACGGCTCCGCCGCTGAAACGCTGATACAGGCGGAGGTCACGCACGACAAACCCATTACGCGTACAATCACATCAGAAGTGGTTGACCGGCTGCGTGTCACCGTTGGCGTTCAGGCGCTACAGCAAACGACCGATGAAGGCGATCGCATCGGGACTTCTGTTCAGATGGATATCCAGCTCCAGCAAAACGGCATCTGGTCAACGGTCAAAAGCGTCATTATCAATGATGGCAAGCGTACCAGCCCGTATATGGCGGCGGTTATCATTAATAATTTGCCGCCACGTCCGTTTAACATCCGGGTGGTCAGAATTACCGAAGACAGCACCAGTGACACGCTGCAGAACAAAACGGTGTGGCAGGGGCTGACTGAAATTATCAATATCACTCAGTCCTACCCCAATACGGCGTTAGTTGGTCTGAAAGTTGATGCTGACCAGTTCGGCAGCCAGTCAGTAAGCCGGAAATTTCACTGCCTGGGACGCATTGTTCTCGTGCCGTCGAACTATGACCCGAAAAGCAGAACGTACGCCGGGTTGTGGGACGGTACATTTAAACCGGCTTACACCAATAACCCGGCCTGGATAATTCTGGACCTGCTGACACACCCCCGCTACGGTCTGGGACAGCGTATTGGTCTGGCGGACGTGGACAAGTGGGCGCTGTATGCCATTGCGCAGTATTGCGATCAACTGGTCCCGGACGGCTTCGGTCAGGATGAGCCGCGCATGACCTGCAATGTGTATCTCGCTGACCGTCGCAAGGCCTATGACGTTATCAGTGATTTTTGCTCGGTGATGCGCTGTATGCCGGTATGGACAGGCCAGCGGATGACATTCATCCAGGACCGGCCATCGGATAAGGTCTGGACGTACACTAACGCGAATGTGGTAAACGGTGAGTTTAATTACAGCTACAGCGCGGCAAAAGACCGCCACAACGCGGCGGAAATTCGTTTCATTGATCCGCAAAACGGCTGGAATGTGTCTGTCGAACTGGTCGAGGATAAGGCCGATATCGCTAAAAATGGTCGTAAGGTGCTCCAGATGGACGCCTTTGGCTGTACCAGTCGTGGACAGGCGCACCGCACCGGGCTGTGGGTCATTCAGACTGAGTTACTGGAAACGCAGATGGTGACGTTCGGTGTCGGCGCGGAAGGACTGCGTCACACGCCGGGCGATATCTTTGAGGTGTGCGACAACGATTATGCCGGTGCTTCGATCGGTGGTCGCATTGTTGCCGTTGATGTGGCGGCGCGGACACTGACGCTCGACAGGGATATTGAATTACCCGGTACAGGAAAGGCCGCAGCGGCAATAAGCTTCATCGGGCATAAGGGCGAATCGCTGAGCGCTACGGTTGTATCACAGCCAGACAAAAACAGCGTTGTTCTCAGCAGTCTGCCGGAAGGTGTTATGGAAGGTGGCGTGTGGGGGCTGAAACTGCCGACGCTGCGTCGCCGCCTGTTCCGCTGCATGGCGATACAGGAGAAAGAGGACGGCACGTTTGCCGTTTCCGCGCTTCAGCATGTGCCGGAAAAAGAAGCGATCGTGGACAGGGGGGCGACGTTTGAACCGGAGTCCGGCACGCTTAATGGCGTGACTCCGCCAGCGGTGCAGCACCTTGCCGTGGACACCTCCGCAGACAGCAGCCTTTACCAGGCAAAAGCAACGTGGGACACGCCGCGCGTTATTAAAGGCGTGAGGTTTGTTCTGCGTCTGACGGTGGGTGCCGGAACGGAGGAAGAGCCCGCCCGTCTGGTGACGACCGTCAGGACCAGCGAGACCGAATTTACGTTCCATGAGTTACCGTACGGACACTACACCCTGACGGTGAGCGCAATAAACGGTTATGGGCAGCAGGGCGATCCGGCGTCGGTGGAATTTGATATCGACTTGCCTGAACCTCCCGATTTTATCGAGATCACACCCGGCTACTTTAGCCTCACGGTTGCCCCGCGCCAGAAGGTCTACCATCCGGACGTTTCTTTTGAATTCTGGTTCTCGGAAAAACAATTGCTGAGTGCAGATCAGGTACTGGCCGAAGGGCAATATCTGGGACGTGGCAGCATGTGGATAAAGGACGGTCTGATGTTGCTGGGGACGGATTACTGGTTTTATGTCCGCAGCGTGAACCTTGTCGGTAAATCGGCGTTCGCCGAGGCCAGCGGGCAGGTTAAGAGTGATGCTCAGGGAGTTCTGGAACTGCTCAAAGGAAAAATCACCGCTAATCTGCTTAACCGTGAGTTTCTCAGCACCATCGAGAATGACACGGTGCGTCGTGAGTTTGAGGCCGCGTTGCGGATATCGGAAACCAACGTGCAACAGCAGCTTGAAACCCTGAAAAGTACCGTCAATGTGAGCGTAGCCGCCGAACTGGAGACCATCAAACGGACGGCAGCAGATGAGCACGCTGCCGTTACGTTACAGATGAGTACGCTGCAAACACAGATCAGCACGGACATTACCAGCAAGATTGAGGCGCTACAGCGGGCCAGCAGTACCGCAGAAGGTTCGCTGACGGAGAAACTGACGCAACTGAACGCCACAGTTAACGGGCAGGTGACAACCATTCAGGAAATCAGCCGGGCGCAGGCCATGCTCAACGACACAGTGGCGGCGCTGAAATCATTCCGCGTTCAGTATCAGGCGAACGGCAAGGCCGCTATCGCCGGTATTCAGCTATCTGCCACGCAGACGCAAAGCGAAATCCTGATGATGGCCGACAGAATTGCATTGCTGAATCCCTATAACGGTTCGGTGACGCTGCCATTCCTGATCCAGAACGGGCAGGTGGTTCTGGCGGATACGTTTGTGAAGTCGCTGAACATTAACGATCGCTTCGTGGTTGATACCGCGGGCAATGTGCAGATCAGGGACAGCGCGAGAAACACAGGCTTATCCCTGAATAACAGAGCGATAAAGGTCTTTGACGACTACAGCAGAAAGCGGGTTCAGCTTGGCGACCTTTGGGCGTGAGGAGGGAGAATGGAGCGCTACGGTATTCAGGTTTGGGATGAGAACGGCAAGTCCACTGCCACGGGGATCACGCCTGTTCTTATACTCGACTACTTTCAGGTCAGTTCAGGGCAGACTTCCGGGACGCGTTTTTATCCGGAGCTGCCGGCAGGCGCGAGAATTAATTTTTTCGCGTTTCCGTCTGACGGCGGCTCAGGCGGGGGAGGGATCAGCCGGACAAATCGAATAAGAGGGATACGCATCAACGGGAACCAGGTAATTATTGAAGAGCTGCCCAACCCGCAGGCCGGGAGAGAGGCGCTGCCGTGGGACATGAGTATTGATTCGGAGCTTGATGTGGTGGTTTACGTGGAGAAGGTTTACTGATGGCGTTTGGCATTTATCTTGAAGATGAGTACGGCAATCCCTGGTGCTGGGACGGAACCCGTAATTTTCAGCTTATAGAGACACACAGTTATAACGGTGTCACTACGGGCAGTAATTACGATACCGGGATCAGTGTGTTACGTCCGTGTTTTTTGTTCTGGCAGGTGACATGGACGCCGGATATTACCAGTATCCCCCTGATGTTTTACGGGAAAAATCCGGGCGGAAACTGGTATTACCGGTTTGATAAAGACGCTGACAGTCCGGGCTGGGACAGTAACGTTAATGTCAAAATTTTTATCTTCAGTAATTACGCGCCGGTACTCCCCCACTATGGTATTGCAATATGGGATGAGCGTGGGGATCTGGCGTTAACCAGTGAATCAAAACTACTGCGGATAGCCGGAACCCTGGACTGTCGTGTTATTGGTGAACGTCGGGCAATTGCGGGCAGTTACGCGATTATGCCGATGATAACGGCGAGTGCAGCCTTTGACAATCTGGGGCTTGATGCAGTGATTGGGGATCTGTCGGATGAAGCTTCAGATGTGAGTTTCGGTACATCAGCGCACATTGAAGGCGGCATAACGGTGCTGACAAACGGGCTGGCAAAAAGTGGAGATCCGAACAGTTGGGGTCACGTCAGTATCAAAGACGGGCGTTATTCCTGGTTTGAGCTGTGGGCGGGCCCCGAGGGGAAAAACATCATTAACACGCCGATACCGTATATCAATGCCGCTGAATATATTTAACGGGGCGTCTTGCCCCGCTGGTTTATGCTGCAACCTTATTAACGCTAATCTGTACGGTCCGGTTTAATTGCTGTAGTGCAAGCTCTACTGTTTCCACCTTTGATGAGTGGCAAACATCCAGAAGGCGGTCGATTTGCGGTCCCTTCATTCCCATAGAACGCGCCAGATCGGATTTTCGTGTGCCGGTGGCAATCATTGCATTATGCAGGGCGGCCTTCATCACAACCAGCACAGGAAGGTGAATAACATATTCCCCTTCTTCTGGCTGGCTGGCAGCCGGTATTGGGCGCCGCGCATCAATTTCGATTGACAGTGCAACTATAGCCCCATCAACAGACTCAAGGAGCGCGTCATCAACACTGTCGCCTACGGAGTTAAAGAGCGGTAGATCACGACATGTGGCAATCCAGCTTTTAGTGTCGGGATCGTGCTCAAGTTTCACGGCGTAATTAAACATCGATTTTATCTCCGGTAAAAAGGTTGGGGCTTACAGCCCCAAATCCTTGAGTATTTTCTTTCTTAGTGGCTCCGGTATCTCTTTAGCGCCGTGGTAGGGAAATACTGATTCCCTGCCGTTTAGTATGACGCGTTGATGACTCCCGCCACCTGGCGCATTGATAAACTTTGCACCTTGTCGGATGAGCCACCGCCTGAACTCGTTGTATTTCATGCGGTCTCCTTAACCAACAAAGTAATTATATCATTGTTGTTTTAAAATGCAACATATGTGTTGTGTGTTATATTCAGGAGTAATCCATGCCAATAATCTCAGGCACACTCAAAGACGGCGCCGGACAGCCCATTGCCGGTTGCACTATCCAGCTAAAGGCGATGAACACTACCAGTGCGGTAATCAGGAGCACCACCGCGAGAGTTGGCGCGAATGCTGGCGCGTACAGTATTGATGCTCAACCAGGCCGCTACGAAGTGACGCTGGCAGTAGAAGACTACCCGCCGCATAAAGTTGGCGTCATTGATGTCTACGCCGACTCTCCGGACGGGACGCTGAATGATTTTCTGACCGCAACAAAAGCGGAGTACCTGACGCCGGATGTGATGAACCAGTTTAAGTTGCTGGCGCAGCAGTCCAGGGAAGCCGCAGAAGCGGCTGGCGTGGCCTCTCAGGGCGTATCCACGATAAAAGATGCAGCAGAAAAAGCCGCCAGTAACGCTGCTTTGTCAGAAAACAATGCGGCAGCCTCAGCGCTGGCAGCCAGAACAAGTGAAGCCAGTGCTTCAGACTCGGCAACCAAAGCAGATGCCAGCGAGAAAGCCTCCGCGTTGCACGAGCAGTCTGGCGCAACCCACGAAACAAACGCGGGGCAAAGCGCAGCAGATGCTGCATTAAGCGCAACAAAGGCCGCTGATTCTGCATTAAACGCCGGGAAATCCGCAACGGAAGCCGCCAGCCATGCAACTGATGTGCAAACACAGGCCGGGAATGCAGCTACCAGTGCAGGGGAAGCCCGACAGGCCGCGCTGGACGCACAACAGGCGGCAACAAAAGCGGCAACTGACGCAGTGGCGGGCGCGGTTCCGGCAGCCGTGGAGCAGGTAAAAGCCGAAATTGCCGGAAATGTAACCCGTGCCGAGACCGCCGCCGCCAGTGCAGAGGTCAGTAATACCGGGGCGCAAAAGGCGCTGGAAGAGGCGAAGCTGATTGCGAAAACGCCGGGTGCGCCGGGTAAGGATGGAGCGCCGGGGTTACCAGGCAAGGACGGTTTACCGGGTTTACCCGGCAAAGACGGAGCACCAGGACTACCAGGACTACCGGGGCCACCCGGCGCACCTGGTAAAGACGGCGCGCCCGGTCATGACGGCAGATCAGCTTACGGAATCTGGCTGGACAATCAGCCAGTGGGCGCAGACACCTCCATGACGGCCTTCCTTGACTCCATGAAAGGCAGTGGCGGCGGTGAAGGTAGCGGCGGTGCTGTTCCGGGCTATGGTGAAGTAGGTTCTTATGTTTGGGCGGTAATAAATTGATAATAGATTGGGGTAATACGACATGTCATCAAGTAATGTATCAATTGACGAAACCAAGGCACTTGTTCCGGGGGAACGTGTTGTGCCGGTTTTTGCTTATGCCCACGACGGCTCAATCCATAACTCGGATCAGCATCTTGCCGGAACATGGGAGGTGTGTTTCAGAGGGCGATTAGAATGGCAACCAGATCTGTATGGTGCTGTTTTTCTCCTGAAGCGGATAAGGTAGAGGCAATATATGACGACTATCACCGATGCAAAAAACGCCCGTTATAACGAGAGCGGCACCATTACCGCCGATGTTCGTTTTGATGACGAAATCGCGCCGGACGGTACGCCGCTTTATCTGCCCTATACGGCAGCGGCGCATGACCCTGCTCCGTATGGTGCGCAACTCTACGACGACCTTGTTTCAGGTAAATATGGCAGCATTACGTCGTTCACCGTTACCCCTGAAATGCTCACCGCAGCAAAACAGGCTAAACATGCCGAGATCAACGCGTGGCGTGACGCACAGGAGAACGGCAGCATTATTTTTACCCTCAACGGTCATCGCTGGGATTGTGGTAAAGCCTCACAAACCCGCCTTGCTCCTGTTGTTGCCGTGGCCAAATCAGGCGCACTACCGCCAGGCTTCTTCTGGACAGACGCCGATAACATCGATGTACCAGTGACTGCTGACGAACTCGCCGCGCTGGAAGCCGCCATGCAGCAGAACATGGTGATGCAGGGTTTCAGAATCCACGAACGCCAGCGGCAGATGAAAGAGGAAGTGGACAAACTGACCACGATGGATGATGTGAGAGCGTACATACCGGACTGGCCGCCAGCGCCAACGCCAGCCAGCACAACTGATTAAACCGGAGCCGGGAAATAACCCGGTTTTTTTATGCACTTTTTCTGAGGAAATGCGATGGCCACTACAGCAAAAATGATTAACCGGGACTGGCAGCAGATAACGGATGGTACGCAGACAAAGGTGATTCAGATAACCGGCTCGGCGGACGTGTGCGACAGCCCTGTTAAGCCAGGTGAAGAGCAGGCTTCTCTCAGTTTCAGTAATACTGAACTGACCATTACGCCACCCACCGCGCTGTGGATACGCGCGTCGTGGTTTAATGGCAGCATCAGGGTAGCGATTTTATAAGAGGGCTGGTTATGGCTATTTACAGCGGCTTTAACCCGATACCCCCGGTAAAGGGCCTGCATGTTAAGGGAATGATCACGCTGGGATCTGACGTGGTTATTCCTGATTCGCTCCTTCTGAAACTGAAACCGCAGAACAGTACCAGGCTGGGTTCCCCGTCCGTTCTGGGCAATACGACCAATACCCAGCTTCCGGAGCGCCGTATCCTTAATGTGGTCAACACGTATCTGAAAACGCCACTGACCGATGAAGAGCTGAAACTGATACTGGCAAACCGCTATAAGTTTGAGTTCACGATTGGCGCAGGCGACAGGCGGGAAGTCCTTAAAGAGCGATTCAGGCTGACAACCAACTGGCACGGTGAAGATGTGAATAATTTATTGCTCAGTCCCGAACCGTGGGACGGCTGGCCGCCTTACCTGTTCAGTTTCAGTTTTTCCGGCAGGACGGGAGAGATGAGTCTGACAGACAGTCATTCAAGCGGAAACACCTACGGTGCTATACGTTATCTGACAATAAGGGTTAAGCCATGAGCCGCTTCACAACGCCCGCTATTCTCGAAATGCTGGTGAGAACCCAAAAAAAAACGGGTACATTTCTGTACCCGACAATACGGTAGTCAAACGGAACACTCTTATAAGTCACCTTTCTTATTTCATACGCAGCAGATAAAAAACTATGAGCAGATTCACAACTCCGGCAATCCTTGAAATGCTGGATCATTACCTGTGGCGTGTTTACGAGCCTTTTGAATTTTACCTCAGTGACGACAACAGCGACGTGATCGAGGTTCCAGCAGGCTTTATCACTGACCTTGCGACAGTGCCGCGTATTTTCTGGGTATTGTTACCGCCAGACGGCAAATACGCCAAAGCGGCAATAATTCACGATTATCTCTACGACAACGCGCTGCGTACGAAGAAGGAGGCCGATCGCATTTTTCTTGACGGGATGACGGTGTTAGGCGTTCCTAAGTGGAAACGGATTGTGATGTATCTGGCCGTGCGGTTGTTTGGTCGGGGGAGTTACTGATCGAGGTGTTATTTTTTCTTGTTTGCTTTTTCAATCAACGCTGGAATAACGTCAAAGCAAACGTAAAAGACCAGAAACACCAGAAAAAACGCTTCTATTGTTGCAAACATATTATGTGACACAGAACCCCCGATGGTTAGTCTTGCTACCTGCTTCCATTCTTGCGAAAAAAGTCATCAGCGAAAGCTGCCACGACAATAACTATCGCATAGATAACGATAAACCCGAACAGTACAAGAACAATTGAACCCATAGTTTCCCCGAAAAAAAAGAGGGGCCGGTAGCCCCTGAAATTGCTGGTTACGGTTAACAACACGGCACCTGATGGTGCTCTTTAGTAAATGGACGATTAACGCTTTATTTTTTTCGCGTATGCAGTGTGTGGATGTCAACAAAAATAGAAAGTAGGTAGATGGTTGACGCTATCAACGGGAAGGGGTTGTGAAGGATTGGGCGGGTGCATATCCGCAATCAACTATCGTGACCGTGCAGATACTCATCAACAATGGCTATCATGATAATGATAAGCGCAAAGATAACACCAATCCCGAGCAATATAAGCGCAAATTTACTCATGGTTCCGCCAAAAAAAAGAGGGGCGTCGGATCATGCCCCTATATAATAAAAAAATAACAACAAGGATTATATTGCATGAACCTTATTTCATACGCAGCAGATGCAGGTCAAGCCAGTAAAATGAATTGATGTTATGAGATTAAGCGATAGGTGTGACGCCCGACAACGTGAAAGATCACCTGGAAACACGTTGCGTCGTGTATTCGGGCGTCACCTTTCACTTATGACAGGATCGGGGGAAAGCAGCAAATAAAAGCACAATAAAAATTATTCGCTTTTGATGATAGTACCGAGAGAGCCTTCTCGCGGTTCTCCAACATTATTGAGCACAACATCAAATGTACCGACCAGTAACACAGTGATGCAGATAGCCTGCACGACAACCATCAGCCACCTGAAAATAATGAACGGCAGTATTTCAGTCCAGTAAACCGATTTCTTAAAAAACAGAATCTTCTTCAACATAGTCAATTCTGTTGGCAACATCCGCACGTTGAAAAGCGAACGCGATCACGGCGGGAACAAGGATGAGGGTTCGTATAACAGCTTTCATCAGTGATTCATCTGGTAAAAAAAAGGGCTACTTGCGGAGCCCTGCTTGCAACATGGATAGGAATCGACACCTTATGGCGCTCTTTATTGGGCAAATCAAGTGCTGGGTGTCTTTTTCGTGTTTGCAGGTGGTAGTTGTCAATAAAAAAAGAAGGGCGAATCGCAAAGCCCCGCAACGTAAAAAACTGTGGGGCTTTTTTTTCAAAGATGGATGTTTTAAATTTATTTTCTTTATTTTACAGTTGGGTAGGTTGCTATTTAAAGTTCCCGAAAGGCATTTTAACCGCTGATAGTTAGTGGAGACCGCAACTCCTCGCTATGCAAGAAAGGGGAGGGGCTACGGCCAGATGGGGATCGTTCGATAGTGCGAGTATTGAATGATTGCCTGTCGCAGCGGATTGTACTTATCTAAAATGACAAAACAATGCGCTTTATCTGTAAAACTTAGTAACTGTGTCAGATGTTGGGGCAGGGAGTATGTTGAGGGAAAATATTAATCTTTGCTTACTTTGCCTGTCGGGAAAAGTCCACGGATCACTCCAAGGAATGCTGCGAAAACGTTCAGTGTTACTGCTGTTGTTATAGCAATCATTACTTCATTGGGAAAAATTTCATATCCCCAGATCTTGGATATACCATAACAAAACAAAAGTATTGCCCAACCATAAAGGGTTTTGCGGACAACCTTATAAGCTTTATCCCCAAATTTTTCCCTTAGGGCTCGGTCTGCTTTACGATCTTCAATTTCTTGAATTACTAAAGCATCAGTAAAAACATCCTTCTTCCCATGAGGAGGGACATCTTCTTGACTTATAATTTGGGAGCCAGTGGGAACCGTTTTTTCATCAAAGAATGGATTAGCATCCGGTGTGACACCCCCGGATGCTTTCGTTGTATTGTTTTGATGAACAATGTCGGTCATTGAGGGTGTATATACTTCTGCATTTGTTCAAGGGAAATGACGCTCCCATTGTCTGGACCCATCGACCATGCGGCACCAGGTGCATGAGTCATCGCTGAAAGCTCAGAACCCGAATACTTTCCGTAGGCAGAAGAAATCTGATCGATAAGTTGTATCGCCGACTCATCTGCGCAATTTATCTCTGGGGTTACGATTCGCACGCCCTGAGGCGTTTGTATTATGCTGGATATCTTACGAGTTACTTGATGATATCCATACGGTTTTAGTTCTTGATAAATAGAAGGAACTACTGGACCAAACTTCCAGCGCTCGAAATTATCATCAAATAACGGAATACCTTGGTTGAAGCGAAGATACCAAGACTGTGTATAGAAAAGCAGCTTTTGGACCTTCATCGGTGTCAGGTCAGGAATAATCCCTCTCTGAGCACGATCAATGAAGGCATTAGCTACTGCTTGTGCAGAATACGCCAT